CGAACGCAGCAAGCGTACCCGTAGTCTCCTCGATAGAGAGACCAGTTTGCGCAGCCACAAGACCAGACTGTTTCAAAGCATAACCAAGATCACCAACCGAGCCTTGCGCCTTACCAGCACCAGCCGCTAGAAGGTCAGCCACATGCCCAATATCAGAGCCTTTCAACCCGAACTGAGTCATAGCGGTAGCCGCAAGCTCCGCAGCCTCCCCAACCTCAATATTGCCAGCAGCAGCCAATGCCAAAGCACCATCAAGACCACCAGAGAGAATGTCCTTAGTCTCAACACCCGCCTTAGCCAGCTCCTCGATACCGTTAGCAGCCTCAGACCCAGAGTACTTAGTATCCGCGCCAGCCTTCATAGCCGCCGTGCGCAGCTTCTCCATATTCCCAGCAGTCTCATGCGTAGCAGCCTGCACAGCCGACATAGCCTTATCAAAGTCAGCGTACTGCTTCACTGCATATGCGAAACCAGCCGTAAGAGCCGCACCACCAATACCCGCGCCCGTCGAGATGCTGTCCAGTGCCTCACGGTTCGACAGAATATTCTTCGCCAACGTCCGCGCCTCATTCCCAAGGTCACGGAAATACCCGCCAACACTAGAAACCATAGCCCGCCCACGATCAGCCATAGCCCCAAACGCGCCAGCAACAGAATCCTTAGCACTAGAGAACGCAGCACGAATACCCGTAGTCATAGAGTTGTACATCACAGCAGAACCAAAATTAGAGTTCTTGAACGCATTACCTGCCGCAGACGCAGCAGAAGACACACTAGACCTAACAGCAGACGCATAATCCCGCCACCCAACACTAGCGGTACGAGACGCACGCTCCATTACACCGGTAATACTGCCCGCGCTTGTTTTGGCGGCTTCTGCTGCTTCTCGGTATGCGGCTTTTTCGGCTCGGGTCATGCCGCTTATTACGCCTACGCGTTCGCGTGCTGCGGTTGATGCTGCGGCGGCTGCGGCTCGTCCTGCTTCGCGTGCTGCTGCTGCGGCTGATTGGGCAGAGCCTCGTACTGCTTCGGTTTGTGCTGCTTTGGCTGCGTTGGCTGTTGCTTTGGCTGTTTCGCGTGCTGCTTGGTTGGCTGCGTTGCGTGCACTGTTTGCGGCGGCGGTCACGCCTGCTACGAAGTTCTTGGTGTCTGCTCGTAGCTGGATGGTTACGGTTTGGGCTGTGTTTGAGCTTCCACCTCTTGAGCGTGATCCGCCGGTTCGTGCCATGCTAGTTCTCCTGGGATTCTTCTTCGGCTAGTTGTTGCTGCCATTCTAGCAATTCTAGGTAGGCTGGGTCTTCGGTTGCGTCGTATGGTTCTGGGACGAGTATGTCACCGGGGCGTGGCTTGTAGTCTTCCCGCTGTGTGATTTGCTCGACAGCTTCTTTAGCCTTACATGTGTACGTTTCTACCTCGAATTGCGTGTGTCCTTCACGACATTTCTTACGTGGGTTGCCACACTCGGGGCATAGCTCTGCTTGGTAGATTTCCCACCCTAGCGCGGCTGTCATGTCGCGGTCTGTCCAGTCGCGTGTGCTGTCGCCGAGTAGCATCGCGGATGGGGGTTTGCCCCAGCGGGCGGCTGCACGCATTACGAGTACAGCGCCCGCGTTTTCTTCTTCGGTGAGGCTATCGGCGACGAAATCGGGGCGACACCTCTAGGGTGGCTTCGGCGGCGCGGGCTTCGCCGTAGGTTGAGAGGCATTTTACGAATTGCCCGCCGAGCGTGTCAGCGAGTTTCAGCCACTGGGATGCGGCAAGTGACTGCCCTTCTAGGGTTGCGGTTAGCTGGAATACTCGCGCCCACCAGGTAAGGTCTTCGGTGTCTACTTCGTCTTTTCCGGTGTCTTTCTTCCAGTCCTTGTTGATTTCTTTCAGTTCGGCATCATTGAGGACACGGGTACGGAAGGTAGCAGTCTTAGCGTTATTGGTGATTTCTTCCACCTGTTCGTAGAGTCCTGCTAGTTCACCTTCAAGAGATTCAGAGGCGACGGTTTCCATGTCGTCGCTCTCACCCTCGGCGCGCAGAGCCTCTAGCTTTTCGATCTGTGCTTCTACCTCTGCAAGGTCTGCTACATCGTCAGGGTTCAGCAGAAGAACGGTCTCGCGGTGCAGCTTGTATTGGTCTGCTCCGGACAGCCATTCGGAAAGATTGAAAGCGTTTTCAGTAGCGTTCTTAGCCATTTTGGTTTTCTCCCTCATCTGGTGGTGTGATGGGTAAAAAAATATTGGGCACCTCCCCCAACCACCATAGGGGAGACACCCAATATTGTATCACTCACTCACTCAAGACACATTACTATGCTACCACAGAAATAAACTCGCGGAAACCAGTAACCTGGCACTTGTGAATGGTGCGGATATAACCAGAGGTTCGGTCTGCCGCCTCGTTCACAGGGTGCGGCTGGTCGAAGGAGCACGCGTAGATGCTGATTTCGTCACCTTCTGCGAAAGGCTCGTAGTACGGCTTGTTGGTGTGACGGGTGACAACATACGCCTCGGTGCCCTTGTTCTTGAGCATCTGGAAAATCTTGTCACGCACCGGATCAAATTTACCGCCGTTAGCGCCTTCCTGGAAGTACCGGAAGATAGCAAGCTCGACCTCAGCGTTGGACTGCCCCCATGCTTTCGCGTTGGTGTCCTCACACACAGCAGCCATGCCGTCAATAGTCTCAGAGTCGGTAGACCCAATCTTGGTCTGAGACTTGATAGCAGCACACGAAATGTCTAGGGCGGTAGTCGCGTTCAGCTCAGCTACCTTCGGCTTGTCCATAGAAACAACGCCACCCATAGGAATAAGCATCAGTTTCAGTTTAGCACCCGCGTAGGTGCGCCCCGGCGAAGAATCAGCCATTTTTAGTCCTCCTCAGACTCAGTGTTAGTGTACTCGTATTCTACTGGCTCTGCTGGTTCCTGATCGCGTTGTGACGGCGGAACCTCAAAACCAAATAGCTCAATGTAACTGGCTGGCACATATGCGAGACGCTTAGTCTCGGGGTGTACTAGCCACATAAAATTATCCAACATTACCCCCTAGGTATGGTAATAGTGTACGTCAATGGTGTGTACAGGCGTGCAGGTGTAACCTCAGAATCGGTTAGCATTACCTGCCCTTGCGCTGCCGCCCAGTCCAGGTTAGCGTAGCTGTCGCCCATGATCTTTGTTGTTGCGAGCCGGTCACGCACAGTATCAGTGAGAGCGTAAAGCTCGTGCGTGGTCTGGGCGACACAGGTGACGGTGAAGTCCACGGTAAGCGAATTATTGTCAGGTGTACCGCACAAACCAACCATGTCCTCATACCCTGCGCCTACACCCATAAAAATAGACACATACGGCTTTATATGGTTCGGTAGATACTCGGGCACACTATCGGGCACAAAGCCTTGGAACACGCTCACATTCTCAATGTCAGATAGTGCGCGCTCGATAGCCTCAGCAAGCTCGATCGTGATACTCACAGCTCTACCCCCTCAATAATCGTGGCGACCATATCATCCATAGTAGCTTCAATAGCCGGTCGCAGGTGAGCACGCGGTGCCATTTTAGATGTACCAAACTCAACATACGCTGCATATGGTGCAGCAGAGATAACATCAGCCGCGTTCTTGCCAGCTTTCTTAGTGGTTATTTTTGAGCGTAGAAAACCAGTACGCACGGGGGCACGACGCTTAGCCTCGTCACGCAGTATCTTACCTGCCGCGAGAACATGCGGGGAGAAATCATGCTTAGCTGCCACCTGGAAGGTAACAGCCAGCCTTTTCAAATCTTCCCAGTCCTGCTGCATCATTTCGCGCCTACTCTCTGGTTCTGCATCTCACCGCAGATAAGGTCAATAGACCCAAGTAAGGAACCTGACATAACCTGCTTCACAGTGAAACGCTTACCATGCATACCAGGAATATTAGACGCAGTAACAACCAGCACATGATTACGTAAGCCGCTCTGTAACTCCCACATGCGCAAAGGCATCTGCACCAGGTAATCGCGTGTAGCCGCGTCCTGCACACTACCAGTCACATTATCCGCATACCTATTCAGCTCCTGGATACGACAAGTCACATCCGTAAAGACACGCTTCTCAACCACGCCAGCAAGAGGTGCTTTAGGGTTCACAACTGCAGGTGCGAGCACATCCACCATAGCCGTCATGCCCTGCTCAATAACAGGTGCCAAACGTAGCGACCAGTCACGCGGCACGACACACTGCCTAGAAGTATAGCGAGCCATAACGGCACTCTCCCATCGGCTCAAACCAGGCACCCAGCATAGGGTCACCCTCATCGTGGATACGGTTAGCCTCCGCGTCCAGTGCGTCAGCTTGCGCCCGCAACTCAGCAGCGACAGCCACGCCGTCAACAGACAAGTCCTGTGTCGTAATCTTCTTAGACAGCAGGTTTTCATCTGTCGCCATACGCCGCAACAGGCGCGCCGCGACACGACGCACAGTAACCGCCGCCACCCCAACAGTCTCTAGAGACGCAAGAAGCTCTATGTCCCTGTCAGAGAAAATAGTTTCATGATCGTGAACCTGTTTATCATCGCTCGGTAAATCGTTTACCAGTAGGCGGATCGTGTAAATATCTTCTGCTGTCAGAGACATAGAGCCTCACTCCTCAATTATAGCTTACTTGGTTCCGTCAGATGCGTATGCTGCGTGCGCGAACACAGCAGCCGCGCCGGTGACGTGGCGACCACGGTAAGCGATAGTATCATCCGTGAAGCCACCTTCACGCGCGTCAATTGTGCTGCCGGTCACGGAGATGCCGGTGTTGTTGCTGATGCGCAGGTCAGGTGTTTCATGCCCGACAAGGGTTGCACGCTGGATAGCCGGGTTAGCAGAACCAGCAGCAGGCAGAAGGAACCAGGTAGTGTTCTTCTTGGTGACAGCCGGGTTCAGCTGTGCGAGCTGCGGCACAACCGCAATGTCAATGTTCGACGAAAGGAAGTTAGCCGAAACAGTCTCGGAGTTACCGGACTTTGTGCGGATTTCCTTAGCACCCAGAATCTCGCGTGCCTGGACAGCGAGCGCGGACGGCACGACCAGAACCATGCGCTCGATGTCGATAGCGGAGCCGTGCACGCCGTCACGACCAGACACAGCAGAGTATGCAGCCTTCAGGTTCTCAAGCGACAATGCCTTAGTGTCAGCTGCGGATGCGCCAGAGAAGAATGCCTGGTTGATGCCCTGTGCGTCGAACAGGGTAGAGAATACAACCTTATCTTCGAGCTTTGCTGCACCTGCTGCGAGGCGCTTAGGAATCTGGGTGAGCTTATCCCAGTTCTTGTTTACGACGTCTTCCCAGGTGAAAGGGAACACGCGACCGTACTTGTCGTTCTTGATTTGCACGGTACCAGGCAGCAGGTCAGCAGCCTTGTATTCCTCGGCTTCGTTCACATAAACATAGTCAATGTCGCCCGCAAGAGTAGCCAGAGGTGTTGGGTTGAAGGACGACAGGCGCGTAGTCTGCGCAACCTTCTGCCACTGGGTTTCGTAGCCACGGTACAGGTCAAGCACTTCATACTCGAAAGCGCGACCAAGCAGCGCTGGGAAGTCACTAGTAGTAAGCGCTTCCTGCAAACGTGCCTGCGCACTGTAGCCGCCACGGATGCCATCGCGTAGGATGGTTGCGGCTTCTGCTACGCGCTGGGTTGCCCCGGTGTCGCGCAGCTTGTCGTAGTTTAGAAATTCACTCATTAGAATTTTTGTCCTTTGCTTTAGTCGAATGCTACGCCTACGGGTGCAACCTCAATGGTTGCGCCTGCGGATGCGGAGGTTTGGAGTGCTACACCCCAGATTTTGCCTGCACCAGTGGTAAGAATACCGTCGGTTCCGAGCTTTACGATCGCGCCAGCCTGCACGGTTTCCTTCACGGGCAGACGGTATGACCCGTTGCGCCAGATGGTGACTTTCTGTCCTTGCTCTGCGGTAGTCATTGCTACGCCTGCGATAGCGCCGATGCGTACAGGTTTACCGGATTCGTACTTCTTGTCGGCGGTGAGGGCGATGTGTTCGCCTTTGCCGTAGGATACGTTGATAGCCATGTTTATAGCCCCTTCATGATCGAGAGAATGTCATCCACGGTTGCAGACTGCGATTCCTGGACGTGTGCACCCATGCCATAGACTGGTGAGGTTGCACTCTTAGCAGCAAGCACTTCACGCAGGGATTCCTGCACACGGGTCTCGAACTCATCCTTGCTCAAGGATGCGGCGGACTCGACAAGCATCTTACGCGTCATAGGTGCGTCCACGTTACGGAATGCTTCAGCTACAACAGCTTCAGCATCCTTCTTAGAACTCTCAGCTTGCAGTTCTTCAACCTTTGCTTTCAGCTCATCACGCTCAGCTTTCAGGTCTTCAACCTGCTTCTTCAACTCAGCTACTTCGGGTGACTCAGCCTTAGGTGCATCCTGCACGGGTGCGGGCTTAGCCACAGGTACGCCATCAGCTTCAACAATGTTCGCCATGCCGTCCACCTCTCTACTAGATTCCAGGACGGCAGTAATTTTTCCGCCGCGCCCCGGCTTCGTAACAAAATCAACAGAATCAACCTGCGTAATCTCTTTGATCACGCGGTCTTTTCCAGGGGTCATTATACCAGACGCGTTTATAGAAACGCCTATATACGGGGCGCGCTCACGAATGAAATCCCTGTACTCAGGGAAAATCTTCGCCCGCCCTACAAGCGCACCAGAATCATCAATAACTGGGCGACCATCAATCACACCAGCAAGCTCACGAATGTCGCCCTCGGGGCGGGATGCACGCTCAGAGCCGGTTGCATGATTCATATACATGTGAACAGGCGAATCCCAGATAGGCGACTCCGCGAGCTTCTTGATAGTCTCCGGCGGGTACTCACCAGAACTACCCTTACCTGGCGTAATGATAGTCACAGCCACCAGAGAGCCAGTCGGCTCACCCTCAGCCTCAATCAAATGCACACTAGACATTATTTCCTCCTAGATAAAATGTCAGATAAGTTACGTTGCGTCCAATACATAGAGCCATCATACCAGCGGGCACGCCTCGACAAATCAGACCACGCAATAGACCCATCCGCCAAGCCACGCACAACCTCCATACCCTGAGGCGACGAAGCGACACCAGCAATAGCCTCAACCTGCGAATCGAAATCGAGTGAGTCAAACCACGCACGACCCGAGTTACGAGCGGTAATGTCAGGATACTGACTTAGGAGAGGTGCCATTACGCAGCGGCAATTTGGGTGTGAGTGTAGTTCCCCGCTTAAATGTTTTTCTCCGTGGTGCATGATGCATGATCTGCATGTCCTGCGGTCGAGTTGTGCGACCCATTGCCAGCCTTCGGTTTGGATTTGTTGGGTGAGTGTTTGGGTGGTGCGTCGTGAGGCTTGTTGGGTGGCTAGGTTTATGCCTAGTGTGATTGCGGTGGCTATTTGTGTGATTTTGGTTTTTAGCCCGGTTAGTTTGATTTTTTCTGGGGTGGGTGTGGCTGGTGGTGGCTGGAGTGTTTGTGTTGTGTAGTTTTGGAGGTGGTGGTGTGTGGTGGTTGTGGCTTGGTTTGCTGCGTTTTGGGCGGCTTGGTTGGTGGCGTTTTGGATGGTGGCGAGTGTGGCGGCGTAGGTTGTGAGTGCGGTGTGTTCTTGGTTGCGGCGTGTGTGGCGTGGTGTGAGTGTGCCTAGTGCGGTGATGGCGGCGAGTGTGGTGGTTAGGTTTTGGTGGTTTTGGTGTGCGGCGATGATTAGTGGTTGTGTGGCTTGGTTTTCGATTTGGGTGAGGTCGTCTTGTAGGTTTTGTGCGTATTCTTCTGGTGTCATTTTATTTCTCCTGCGTATGCGGCGCGGATTAGTGCGTCGCCTGTGGTTTCGGTGGTGCGGTGGATGTTTCCGTCTGCGTCGCGGAGTTGGTTTATTTTTTCGTCTGGGTCTGTGATGCCTAGGGCGCGCATTGCGAGTAGTGCGGTTTGGTCGAGTGGGAGTATGCCGAGCTGATCGGCTGTAGTAATTGCGTCAAGCTGTGCCTGGGTAGGCTCTGGCGTAATGTCATCCCAATGGAAGGTGATGGTGCGGGGTGCGTCTTCCGGCAGGTTTCCTAGCGCTTCATGTGTGTCGATGATGTGGTTGATGATGGCGCGGTATGTTTCTTCCCAGGTGCGGCGGCGTGCTTCGATTTCGAGTTGGAGTGGGCGGTCTAGTGTTTCGGCTACTGCGCGGGCGCCTGTCTGCCCAGGGTCGGCGAGTAGCATGGTTACGGGTACGCCTAGGGCTGCGGCGATCATGGCGGCTAGGGGTTTTCCTGATTCTGCGTCGATGGTTGCGCCTGTGTTGGGCATGGTGGTGATTTCTGCGTCTACTAGCCCGATTGCGCCGGGATGTGTTGCGGCTTCTGCTTGCTGTATGGCGCGGCGTGCTTCTTGTACTGCGCGTGAGGTTTTGCCTGTGATGCGGTGGCTTATTTTGCTGATGGCGCGCATGAGTCGCGCCCAGTCTTGCAGGTAGTTTTTGTAGGCGCTTATCCAGGGTGAGGCAGCGAATAGGTCGGGCGTGCCTAGTAGGGACATGGGTATGCGATTTACGGCGTGGTGGTAGATGGGTGTGTTCCAGTCCACGGGCACGCCGTCTACCTCTGCGTAACTGCTTGCTGGCTGGTACCCTAGTGCGGGGTGCCAGGTCTTGACTGTGCGCCCGTCTTGCCAGTGGGAGCGTAGGTATAGTTCGGGGCGTGCGCTGTCTTCCTGCATTGGCAGGATTTTCTCGATATGCTCGATTCCTTCGGTGCGCACTACGGTGCGACCTGTGGCAGGGTCGGCAAATAGCAGGAAGAATATGTTTCCATCCGCTGCTTCCTGTACTCCGAGCACCTGGTGTGCGCTATGCCCAGTCAAAGAGATGCGGTTATCCGGGTCGTCAAGGAAGCCCTGGATAATCTTATTTACGCCGGATTCTTCATCACAGGTTATGCCTATACCCGAGCCGAAAACATATGATGTGCGGATACTCACACCGCGCTTGCCTAGTGGGTCTGCTACAGCGAGCACGCGGCACGTCTCAGCAATATTCTGAATGCCAGACAGGGAGAACTCTGTTTCAGCGGCGGCGGCGATGGAGCGCCATTCTGTGTTTTGTGCCCATGTCTGTTCTAGATCGGCGATTGCTTCCTGTAGGTCTCGGGTGGCTTCTTGTAGCTCTCGGCGCTCACGGCGCGCACTGAAAATACTCATTAGTATGCGTATCCTATCTCATAGTCAGAGTCGGTATAGTCTTGCACATCATCATACCCGCCGTATATCGGGTGGTGGTAGATTTGATTGAGTGCCTGTGTCATAGCGTCCACGGTATCGTCGTGTGCACCAGCGGGGAATTGCCGCATCTCTGTTACCAGCTCTTCCACATTTGGCAGTAGAGCCGGCGACGGGAATAGCACATTTTTCGCGTGAATATACGCAGTAACAGCGTTAGCTCGCACGACCTTACCACCCTCAGGGTTCACAGGAATAATGCCAGGCACACGTGAACGTAGAGAGTCTATGACAGCGGGACCATTCGCTTTATCCTCGACGTACTTTATTGTAGCTTGCGGATATTTCGCAGCCATAGCTTCGATTGCTTCGCAGGTGCGGGTGAAATTCATGCGCTCACGCACCATATCCACAAGATACGCAGTGTTGCCCTCTGAGTACCATGTCTGCCCAACAGCATAATCGGAGCCGCTAGTGTCTTTAAAGGTCAAGTCCCACGACTGCACGAGTAGACCGCCATTTGCAATGCCTGGGAATATGCGTGATCCATCAGGATTAGCTACCCATATTGGCGACGTGTAGCGTGCCAGGTCATCAGATTTAGGGAATATGCCGCCCTCGTCTGGTGCTGGTGTGCCCTGGTATAGTGCTGCCCAAGCCTGCGGGTTAGCGTCACGCTTGCGTTTCTCCCAGTTCGCCCGTGATCTGCCGCGTGCGCTAATCATGAACTCACCAGGTTCACGACCTAGAATGTCAGTCTCACCGTGCGCTGGGTTGTGGTCTGCCTGGGCAGGAATACGTATATACTCCCATTCGCCGGGTTGATTAGCCATTACCTGCCCTGCGAGGTCATTCTCATGCCAGCGAGTAAGTATCATAATTACGGGTGCACCGGGGGCTAGACGTGTGGAGGCTGTAGAAGTCCACCACGACCAGGCGCGACGCTGGTAAGCCTCCGAGCGGGCATCTTCCATACCACGCACAGGGTCATCAATAATCAGCACGTCAGCAGGCTTACCCGTCATGGAACCGCCTACACCCGTGCAGAATAGCGATCCGGTGTTCCCCCGTATATGCCAATAGTGCGCCGCAGACGAATCAGCCGCAAGCTCTATCTGCATTTTGTCGCCGTGCTCGCGTATGTCATTCCTGATCGTGCGCCCCCAGTCAGACGCAATAGCCGCCTGGTATGAGGCAATAATCACACGCTTATCAGGGTCTTTAGAAAGCACCCACTCAGTGAAGCGGCGAGTAGCGCGCTGCGATTTACCTTCCTGGGGAGGCATAGAGATAATTAGCCGCGCGTCCGGCGTATTATAGGCACGTACAAGCGCCGCGTCGATAACATCTAGTGCGGGTGTCTGAACGTTTTTAGGGTCAAGGTCTGCCGCAAGCTCACCGGGGGTAGCCCATGATACGGTGCGTGGGGCTACGGCACGTGCCAGCTCTGAGTAGAATATTTTACCCCTCCTGCGATTCTAAGGCGTGCAGCTCAATAGCGAGCGTATTACGCACAGTAGACTCTTGCTCGCTCGACAAGCCAGCGGAAGCCAGTGCACGTGAAATAGCTGCTGATATGGCAGATACCTTAGCTGCCTCAATCTGAACAATTTTTCCGGCAATATCGTGCTTCATTGCCATATCAAGGAATTTAGCGGTGCGATCCATCGCTTCGCCGTATAGCTGCACCGCAGCGCGTATCTGCACATTTCCGTCAGTGGTGATTCGCTCAATATCTTTCAGCTCATTCACCATCTTGCCTAGCACATCTTTGAAATGGATTGCTTCGGTAGTGAGTCGTTGTAGCTCTATGAGTGGGTCTGTTACACGTGACTCGATAGGCACATCTACGGCTAGTGCGCCTACTTCGCGGCGCACTTTCTCCTGTACGATGTATCGGGCGTAATTTAGCTTCGCAGCCTTTTTGATTTGCGGCGCAGACCCGCCATGTTTGCGGCATACCGTCGTTCCTTTCACAGCGTAGCTTCGGCAAGGGTTTCCTGTCCTACGGCTAACAGCCGTGCATTTCATCCCCTGGTACCACTCTTTTTTGCTAGTCATAATGCAACCTCCATGTATATTATACATGGAGGTTACAACGGGTTGTTTAGTCTAGACAAAATTGGATTTTAGCTACATTTATTAAAGCCTTATAAATTTTCCCATGCACATTATCGCTGTGAGTAGACTCCACCGCATCCAAAAATTCGCTAATAGTCCCGGTAAAACACCCTATATTAACCCTAACCAATATTTTATTGTCTTTATGGATAGTCAGACACCCTCGCTCACTACCAATATCTGACACAGCAATAATATCCATCTGCCCAGATACCCGTGCGTCGTCAGATACCCACGCGTCGTCAGATACCCGTGCGTTGCCAGATACATGTGCGTTGCCAGATACATGTGCGTTGCCAGATACCCGTGCGTTGCCAGATACATGTGCGTTGCCAGATACCCGTGCGTTGCCAGATACCCACGCGTCGCCAAATACCCGTGCGTTGCCAGATACATGTGCGTCGTCAGATACCCGTGCGTCGTCAAATACCCACGCGTTGCCAGATACCCACGCGTCGTCAAATACCCACGCGTCGTCAAATACCCACGCGTTGCCAGATACCCACGCGTCGCCAAATACCCGTGCGTTGCCAGATACATGTGCGTCGCCAAATACCCGTGCGTTGCCAGATACCCACGCGTTGCCAGATACCCGTGCGTTGCCAGATACCCGTGCGTCGTCAAATACCCGTGCGTCGTCAAATACCCGTGCGTTGCCAAATACCCGTGCGTTGCCAGATACCCGTGCGTTGCCAGATACATGTGCGTCGCCAAATACCCGTGCGTTGCCAGATACATGTGCGTCGCCAAATACCCGTGCGTCGCCAAATACCCGTGCGTCGCCAGATACCCACGCGTCGCCAAGCTGCTCCAGGTTTTTATTAGATTCTATATACCCTCCAAGGTCTCCGAGGTCTACATCCCCAAAGGGCTTTATGGCGCGAACCCTAAAAAGGGTCACATCATTTACTGAAATGGAATCTTCTTCTACAATCTCATACTTTTTGCCGGTGTAGGTTGCCTTTTCCATTTTTCTTTCCTTTCGTTGTGTAGCCCTTCCTGGCTACATTTATAGTATAGCCCCCTCTACCGACTAAAACAAGCCGATAGAGGGTGATACTAGACACATCTAATCTTGATGAATTTCCCCACCATTAGATGCTGCTTGCAACTCCAATAGTCGAGCTTTAGCTTCCATCATTGCAACCTCTGCCTGCATGCGCTCAGTCTCAATACGCATAGCATCAAGCTCAAGCTCGCGCCTTTCACGAATCGCAGCTAGTGCGGTTGCGCGCCGCTCCTCGGCAGACCACTCAACGATTCCAGCCAGTTCACGCAAAGCTGTTTTCAGCCACATCTTCTCAGGGTATTTCTGCCACGGCGAGAACTTGCTACGTGCAGTCTGTGACGCATCCATAGCCGCCTGAATACGATCATTTCCAACCTGCACCACAGGTGATATACCGCCACCTGCAAGGTCGTTGTATTCAACCCATGCGACAGCTTTTACTAGCTGCCCGCGTTCATCATCAGGCGCACGCATGTATTTAGGCGATTCGTCTACACCCTCTACGTACTCGAACTTGTCGCCCTCGCGCACAGCTATTCGGTGAATATTTTTCGCATACCCAGCACGGCGGATAAGCTCAACCCAACCTTTGTAGCCAATATCCGCCACGATTTCGCGACCGCGAGGCACAAAATAAATTTCATCCGTGCCAGGCGTAAGACCATAGCGCGCTGACTTCTGTAGCATCACTGTAAGCTGCAAAGGATCATTCAGCGCCAAAGATACAAGCTTAGGGTCATTGCGGATTACCAATGATGCGGCTGCAAGCCAGTCGAGTACATCACTCTGCATGTGCTTTGGCATTGCGGCTGCAATGAATTCTTTTTGCGGCTCGATTACTTTCTTTTGCAGGTCGCGTATGGCGATCTGGGTTGTGTTTTGATTGCGTGAGATTTGGTTTCCTGGCTGTGGTTGTACCATTTTCTGTTTCCTGTCTTTCTGAGTGGATGCTTATAGCATTGATTCGTATGCGTGGGTGAAGAATTTTTCTGCTGATTCTTTTGAGCAGGATACTGATTCTTCGTATTCCTGATTTGCCAGCATAGGGCTGTTCGCCTCAGCTAGGATTTCGCCGAATAGCAGATCGCGTATCTCGGATTCTTGCACCTCATAGTCGTCTACTAGGATTACGCGCCCCTGCATGGTTAGTTCAATGTGTGTTGCGGCTGGATCGTCGCGTTCTATTATCAGGTGGAAGCCTACGCCTTCTTTGGTGATTACCCACCCGTGCATGATGCGGTTGCGTACTTCCCAGATGATTTTTCCTTTTTCCATTTTTCTTTCCTTTCGTTGTGTAGCCCTTCCTGGCTACATTTATAGTATAGCCCCCTCTACCGACTAAAACAAGCCGATAGGGAGTGAAATAGATTACATTCTATTTGAATACGACGAAAGGTTTACCAGTTCCACGCGCCTGTCGCTTAGCAATCACGATCCCGTTATAATCAAGCTCTGCCGCTCTACCCATCTCAACTGACGCCCAATTTTTAGCTATAACCTCTGTCTGCTTATACAGCTTCTTGATGCGCTGAAAGCGCTCAATGCGAACAGCCGCATCATCAGATGCTATAACCAACGCATCATCAATTTCAGGGTGCAACTCACGGACAGCCTCATAAATAGACATGTCGCCTTCTTCATCAGAGAAATTTGGCTCTACGCCAGACTCTAGAGAGGCTGCAAACTCAGAACATTCTAAACGCATGTTCTCTACGTACTGCTCGTCATACTCAATAACGTATTCACGAAATTGCATTGCGATCAGTGCAGCAACAACACATTTTTTAACGCCGGTGCAAAACATTTGTGCCTGCACCTGCGCGTAATAACCAAGAGGGATACCGTCAGCACCAGAGCCAGATGCGCCCCACTCTATGCCATTCATGGCTGTCTTGCACTCCAGAAGAGCAAATACCTCAGGGGATTTCTTGCCAACCTCAGGGATGACCGCAATACGGTCAGGTGTTGCGGTGATTACTTCGCGACTCCATGCTAGACCGTGTGGATTTATTACAGAAAATTCGGGGTGCTGTTGTGCGTACCATTTGGCGATAGCGTCTTCAAGAATGTGCCCGCGTTGAGCTACTTCCCTAGTAGGTGACTGACCATCAATATTGCCCTTCATCGTATGCCAAAGGGCGTATTTAGAGGTATATGGTGAGACTTTCAATATAGCCGCCACCTTAGAAGCGGTTATTTTCTTCATCCATTCTGGGCTACCTGGCTCGAGTGGCTGCTTTATGGCTTTCTTGCGGAGTTGGTACCATTTCATTTTCTTTTCCTTTCCTTGTATCTCTAGTATATCACCCTCTACCAGCTAAACCAAGCTGGGAGAGGGTGATATATGTCATATTTAGTTACGTAGTAGGCTTACTTGTAGTGAGGCAACAGATAAAATCGCCCGTTCTTCATATTCATGATTACTTCCTTTCTCGCCTTGACTTTTCAAAATCCATTCAGCAACACTCGATATGCATATCCTATGTATTCTATCTGCACCAGATTCTTTACTATAAAAATTACGGTTAGAAATCTCATTCAAAGCCAATATAGTTTTATCAGAAAGAGTGTACTTTACCCACCTACGATTTGACATGTCCACGTAGTCTAAAAGCTTCAATGTGTCGTCAATACCGTTTTTAAATGGTGCACGCCAAGCATATTTAATAATATTCCCAATATAAAACGGAAGTTCATAAATGAATGATTCTAGTGAATACCCGCCAATATTTTTGTAGTGGTTAGACAATTGGTCGCCTCCCAACCGCAGCAAGCCTTTCACGCCTAGCTATACGCTTACGCCGCGCATTAACCCAGGCGTCGTAATATTTCTTAGTCACCTAAAAGCTTCGAAACTCGTTAGGATCATCCTTGCGCTCTTCCCTTATCTGCCTAGACCTTTTTCTTACTTTGCAACGGTAGCAACCAGGAGTATACTCATTTATATTTATCCCACATTTTATGCATTTTTTTACACCAGCGGGCTTGTACCTAGGGTCATTTCTACTCTTCCATGTAGTATGCCTATTCTGGCATTGCCTACATCCCGGTGTCCTGCCCTCCCTTAAGATGCCGCATGTTCCGCAGTGGGTAGTGTATTCTTTTCCTGCCATTTTAGATTACCGCCGTTGCTACTAGTTTGAATTGGTGAAATTTTCTTACATGCGCATCAGATGCTTGCACGATACCTTGGCATGTGTTCATAGGTTTCATGGTGCCGCAAACACTGCAATCTGCGTACCATTTACCTTGATGCTTTCGTGACCGAACCTTTGCTTCATGTGTTATGCCGATCATGAAAACATTGAACACTAAACAGAAGTCTTGTATTGCCTGTGCAACGCTTGCATCTCGAAGCTTTCCTGTTGCCCCTAGTAAATCTTCTGTTGTGATCGCTGTTAGCTTGCGTATGCGTTCATTCGCTGCGAGCTTCTTAGGTAGCGAGAATTTCTTACGTGTAGCACCTGGCTTGAGTGCCTTTAGCGTGCGTGAGTGTCCTTGTTCATTGAAGAACATTTCGTCAATGTCTTTTGCTACCATGTAGCTTTTTCCGTCAAGTTCTGTTATGACTCGCAAGGTTTTCCCTGTGAACCTGTTTTGGAGTAGGTATCCTACTGTCATTTCTCTTTCCTTTCCTTGTATCTCTAGTATACCACACCCAACCAGCTAAACCAAGCCAGTAGGGGGTGAAATAGATTACATACTCCTGGTATTGCTCCATTTATCAACATCCTGCGGGTCGAAAAGGCGATGATTGCCAGAAGTCCTAAAAGATGGTAAATGCCCAGAGCTACACGCCTTACGCACACCGTTAGGAGTCACATCTTCCCGTAATGCTACATCCTGCACCGTCATTAGCGAGTGAATAATATTCTCTTCAAATTCAGGAGAGAAAAACTCACGAATCTTATCCACCTCATCATGCAAATCTTGCAGATGCCCAAAATTCTTGTCAGTCAATTCATCTGCGAGTAGATCAATATTTTTCAATGCAATTCTCAGGTCTTGCAGGTCAGCCATTTCTATTTTTCCTTTCGTATGGGCTAAAAAATATTTCTAGCCTCGGGTTGTTTCTGTCGATTCCTCCATGATGGAGGTGTGCGCCATCCAGGTACTCAAATGAGTCATCTGGCAGTATCCCCGCATCAACCATCCCATCTATAATAGCTTTGGCAGTGGGGTAGTAGTTCCCTGGATCATAGCGCCCGGCGCGCGGGCGGTAAATATACACATCGCACGCTATCGGTGGCTCTAAAGGTGGTGAGTCTTTCACTGACTCATAACCTGCCTGTCGCCAGTATTTAGATGATTTCTGCCTAGTGCGCCAATGCTCAGACATTAGCTTATTTATCGACAGCAGCGGGTGGCTATCCGGTATCTCAATGACTACTTTCATTAGGATACTTTACGCGTGGATACTTCGTAGTCCTCGACTATACAAAATTCATTGCCAACGTATGCGCGGTACACAGCCACCTCGACTAGGGCTAGATCATGTCCGTCTGGTACTAACTCAGCCAAACCTTTAGCAAGATACTTCTCCAAGGACTTGATAATTTCTTGGCGCCCAACTAACACCTGCTGCCAGTACTCGGACGAATCGAATTCGGTACCGTCTTTGACCTGCACTCGCGCAAGCCCATTCTTTATGAATCTTTCGGTGGCTTCTACTACCTTTTTGCCACTCTCGGTGTCTTTCACAAAGGGCATGTCTTCCAGTAGCTCAACCCATGCAGCTTTTTCGTCTTGGTGGTAGGTTAGGCTGATTGCGCCTTCGAGTGTTTCGCTCATTTTCTTCTTTCCTTTCGTTTGATACCTCAAGTGTATCATGCAATACCAGAAACAAAAACCCAGTATCGCATGAAATGCATCACATGCTCTCTAGTGCCTGCATCTGCCTATCACGCTCACGCTCAACCGCGCCGCGCCGCATAGAACCAGACTCGCCAACACCAAAGCTACGCACAAGCGCCCGCAACTCAGGAGGTGGTGGCACAGCTTTAGTTTCACGTGGCATACGCGGCGCTTCGATCACGCGCAAATTAACCTCACTACGCACAAAATCAGGCACCGCAGCATAGGCACGCTTCCACGACTCATAAACACGTAGAGCAATCTCATAGTCTTGCCTGTCTTCAGTCTCTAGCGAGTCATATTTAGCCGCCAGCCGAGAGCATTTACCGATTGCGGAATCAATCTCGGTTTTCATCTCCTGCCAGGTCTCCAGGATGTCCCCCGGTTGGAGTATAGATATGCGCCGTGTTGAATAAAGTCTCTTCTGCACCTCTCGGGCGTACTTGTCTGGCACCTCGGAACAAATCTCCGCCCACACAGACAAGATTTCATCAGGTAGCGGCTTTAGTCTCTGATCTAGTCCAGTGGCGATCGTGTAGAGCGCTCGCATTGTATTTAGTTCCATTGAGTGATTTCCTTTCGATTTTCTTCAAAGCGCTGTGCGGCGATTTGCGGGGCGTTTTTTAGTGCGGATAGGTCGTAACCCATTTGAGCTGCTTTTTGCTCCCATTCGGTCATCTGTGACTTCCGAGGGGGAAATACAGCCTGTAGGTCGTCCTCCCATCCGCGACGATTGAGCCAGGTTGACGGGTGCGGGACATATTTCAGCTCGGTGCCGCTCTGTGCGAATGCTGCTGCATATGCTCGCATGCCCTCGATAGCCTCGAATGACTCGCCACGACACTCTACAGCCCTCCAGGCGCGTTCTGCCGCCTTTTTTCCTACCCGCCTGGGAACTAGTGCCCAAAACGTCTCAAAGTCGCTTAGAGGGGCGTTCTGTGGCTTCTGAGGGGTATTTGCATTGGATGCCTGGATTACCTCAGTCGCTTTTCGCCAATGCTGGCGAGTGTCAGGTTTGATTTCCAAGATTGAATCAGTTCCGAGTTCATCACAATCAGTGAGCGCGTCAGCGCGTAACGGCTCTGTGACCTGAGCCACCTCAGTGTCACGGGGGACTATAGGGGGTAAATTAGTATTATTAATAACTTTAGTATTAAGAGGAGTAAGCGGATTTTCCGTCGACGGTGCAGCCGTCAACGGCAAACCCGTCAACGGCTCACTATGTGAGACGATCGGAAGCTTCGCAACCATGATCGAAACTCCAAATTTCCCGCCCTCACGAGACTGCGAAATCTCCAAATATCCAAACCCGCACAGCTCGTCGAGAAGCGATTTGAGTCCGTCGCGCCCAATAGGCGATGCTGCGAGCAACTCTTGACGCGATAACGAGTAACCTGGCTTCTGCGAAACGATAAAAGCCATAAGCCCGCGTGCGCCCCATGAGAGCCTTGAATCGCGCAGTATTTGGTTGGGAATCATGGTGAATGAGTGTTGGTAGTCGAAATGGTGTATAATATTCACCGGGACATCCTTTCCGTTTCTTATTTTCCTTTCCGGAATTGCCCTCAAAGCCTTTTGCTTTGGGGGCTTTTTCGTTATCCAGTATAGCACTTAGGTGTAGGAAGATACACCTTATATGTATGTGATGATAAGCACTGCGAATCAGCTTGCGTACAGACCCATGTAATGCCATGATTAAATACATGAAATACATTCTGATCCACGCCTACACATTAGAGCACCTGGCGCAAAAACTCACCAAAGTATTTCGCCAGCACGGCAAATATTGCTCATACGCAACCGCTAAAAAGATAGCCGAAAAGTACACAACCATCGCAGGCAACGGCTTGAAAACAAAAGAGCGAGGATACGCACGGGCAATGAAATTCATCCTGCACACATCCATAGAAAACCTAATCGCCGATCTGCGATACGAAATCGCACAGCAGAGGGTGGTACGGTTCGATGCGTAAAATATCTCTAAGAACAGTTCAAAAGCTTACTGAGGCAAATGAAACACTTGTGCTCTTGGTTCCATTCAATGTTTCAGATTTTTCATCCAAGGAATATTCAAGACTAGTAGACGCTCTAGGAAAGGTAGATTTTCTGCGTTCGCACTCTAGCCGCCTAACCATCCGTTTAGCCGCCTGGGATGCCGTAGAAGCCGCATTCGATGGCTACAGAGTGCGAGTAATCCCAGATGAGAAACAGCCAGCAGAAAAATACGCAGACATTCACTTCTCAATCGAGGCGAAAGATGAGTAATAAAAACATTCTCCACCACGTAATTACCGTAAAAATCATAGGAAACACAGCCGCGTTAGACACATCACGTCTATCACAGGCAGCATTCAAAAACGCTTACGCGCACTACTCGGCAATTGCGCAGGTGCTCGATGAGTATGACATGCCGCGAACATCAAAGATCGTATGGCGCACACAGCGAGTAGAAGACCTCATAAATATTGCGCTTGAGAGATACGGAATGCAGGTACAACGCTCTAAAACAAAGCTAGAGTGGGTGGCTACAAATAGGTATGACATGATTATTCACCTGATTCTAGAAGAGAAAGACAATGGGCAGTAAACACGAGCCGCCTTATCTACTATTCAGGTTCGATCACAAAGAGCTTGTGGTACTTTACAGGCGCAAGCAAGATGAAGACAGGATCATATACACATTCCGCAGGTTAGCTAGTGGTGCTGTCGAAATATTCACTCGACACGGCGATATGAAAAACAAGCCAGTAACCGCAGCAACATTTGAGCTACCTGAGGAGGGTATAGCGGAAGCCATAGTCACAATGACCGATGCTAGTGGATATGTTGATATTCTCAGCGTATTACCTTGGGAAGCTGATGTTATTGAAGGCTTGCCTGCTGACGTAGATACACTGATTCGGGAACGCATTCCGGGATACTATAACTAAATATGACGCACTTCACCCCCTACTGGCTTGGTTTAGCTGGTTGGGGGTGGTATACTAGAGATACAAGGAAAGGAAAAGGAAATGAAAAAAGCAATCATCACCGCAATAATCATTAGCACAGTAGTCATAGCTGCATCAGTAATCGTATGCACCCCAACCCTATCAATAATGGAGTTCGACGCAGAGCAAATGGCATACGGAATCTTCGCAATGGCAGCAGCAGCACTAGCCGCACGCGAATACGTCGCATGGAACACAAGAAAGGAAAAGAAATAATGAAAATCACCGAATACTGCTACAACCTCCTAGTAGGCATGTGCATGCTCCTGTTCATCGGCTTCACAATCTCCGCAATCTTCGGAAACTACTTCGCAGCATTGCCCGCGATCCTGTTCTTCGTAATCCTAAAACTCACACTCTAGAAAGGCGCACTCATGAAAATCACCAAAAATATTGCAACCTTCGGCTGGGTAATGCTCGGGGTATCCGCATTCCTGCTATGTGTAAACATCCTATCAGCAATGATCGGAGAAACACTCTACGCAGACATGGCATATGTTGCAGGAACAGCCATTATAGGATTAGCCCTACTCGTACCGCACGCACTAGCTGTGTATATGCAATATAAATCACACCGAATCGAGTACCAAGACGTAAGATTAGCTGATATACTGGATTAGTACCAATAAACAAAACTATCTATAATGGATTCAGGTATTGTTTTCTGGTTTCCGGACGAAACAAAATTATCCCCCGCACCTAAATCATGTGGCAGGCGCGGGGGATAATTCCATACTTAGCGGGCTACAGAATCACTCGGGAACTGATCCGGAGTTTCATCAACCCAGCCGACGCGCGGATCATAAATCTGCCCCGGTGCGCCGCCCTCAGGTGCGCCCTCTTCGCCGTAACGGTACTGGCGACCACCAAGAGCTTCCTTCTCCCACTGCTCACGCATAGAGTCAGCAGGGTTCGGCTTCACCTCGGACACATGATCTGGTGCAGGCTCACCTACAACACCGCGAGAGATAGCTTCCATTGCCTTGTAGAAATCTACTTCCTCTACAGCTTTGGAAACAGCTTCACCAACATGCGAATCAACAGCATCAGACACGATACCCTCAGTATGCGCTTTCTCACCAACAGCGTTGCGACCAAAGAAGTACGCAGTAGCGCCAAGGATCAGAGTAGAAATAGCAGCCTGGACTTCACTAGGCAGCTCGATACCAGCACGGTTAGCAATGAAGACGAGAATAGTCATCACAGCACCAACCATAGCAACGCCCATAGTTGCGGTCTTAGTTACGTTTCCTGCGTAACGTTCATTGTTCATAACATTTTTCCTTATCTCAGTATTAGTTAGGGAAGTTGCGGTACATAGCCTGCGCGTCCTGATCGAACTCAGTCTTGCGTGCATCACCCTGTGCCTCATCAGAATACCCAAGAAGCTTACGCAAGCCTGAAGCCAGCGAACCGTCCTTCATGCGGTGCGGGATACCCACACGGAACTGATTGAACAGAACCTTCACCATGCGCACACCTGCCCAGGTGTTCTGGTCGATCTCTCGCACAGCTTCAGCGAGGGTGCGTCCACCAAATTCGGGTCGCTTAGTGTTGAAGAGTACTTCTTCTAGTTCTTGCTTGGTTGCCATATCAAACCAATCTTTCTGAGAGCTTGCGCCCCCGTTGTAGTATTGCATTGCGCGGCGTGTCATCTCGCCCTTGCTCCATGTCCCAGAGCACTCTGTGGAGAACCAGTCACGATGCTCAGTTAGCGGGATGATACGCCCTTGCTCGCGCCAAATATCAGCGATACGCTCAGCAACAGTATTCATGTCACCCTCGCTCATACGCGGGTTACATTCAAGCGTGATACTCTGGGCGTTACCCTTAGCATTCCCGTTAGCCCATGCCGCAGCAGAATGATCCACAATGCAGCCGACGATGCCGTCAGAGATAACCTCATGTGCGCTCGTGCCAACAGTAGGAGAATCACAGAAGAACGACATGACCTGCTCCCAGGTCTGCCCCCATTCCGGTTTACCCCACCAATGCAGAGTAATATTCGTTATAACACGCGGGTACCCGAATGTTGCCTGAACCAGGTAGCCAGGCGTGAAGTTCTTCGCGTCACGGTTAGTCACATATTTATAAGCCACTACTAGCCTCCTCTCTTAGCGGCTCGCACAACCGGCAAAACGCCAGTTTGCGCCAACAATATATTATCAACACGCTCACGCTCATGCCGCATCTCAACCCGCACACCCTCAATATGCGTACGCAGCTGAGAATGCTCCTCCAACCCGTCAGAGATAGCCTTGCTCAACTCGCGCTGCTTCTCACCCTGGCGCGACTGCTCAGCAAGGATAAGGTCTAGCCTGTCGCGCATATCGTCCAGGTCATCACGCAAATTCGTTCCGTGATCGTTTTTTACCTGGTGCTTAGCTATCTCAACATCCTTGCTTACGACGTGCACTTTCTCCCCAACAGTGCTAACCTGCTCAGATAATGTTGACAGCTTGCTGCTAACAGCCTTGTAAATATATATTCCTGTCGTACCTGATATGACTATCGCGGCAGACATGACAACGAGCGCATCCACCACAGGATGCCCAGTTTTAGGCAATTCAATGTTCACCCATATTCCCCCTTTTTTTGTCGCCTGAATTATACCGCTAAAACATGGGAATACTTGAATAAAAAACTGCACCCGCACTAAACATATAGTGCAGGTGCAGCATATACTCAAGGTAAGCTATGACGCATCATAAAACACACCTGTAATCTCCCCCCAAGTACCACCATGAAGCTCAATACCAGACGAAGCACGCAAAGTGGAGTAAGGGAACCACTGTAGCCGCTCGCGCGACCCATCAGCACGAACAACCGAGAAGACCATGATATTACCCTCACGCTTCAACTCAATACCCTTGTCTCCTGGTTTTACGTCGCGGTTCTCATAACCGCGAGACTCAGTATTCGACCAGCGCATATCATACCCAAACGAAGCGTTTATATACTCGCGCCCGCTACCATCCGATTTAGGTGCAGTAGAAACAGCACGCTTCTCAATAGTGATAGCCGACAGCTCCCACGTGTCACCGCCACCATTAGTAGAAGCCTCATTCTTAGCACCTTCACCAGTCCACGAAATGACAGCATACGAACCATCATTCACAAACAGACCAGTCGGTGACGCAAGATACTGCTTCTGGATAGGCGCGTTATTTGGTGCTTCCAAAGGTTCACCTGTCTTGCTCGACACGGGACGCTCGTAAGACCTTGCCTTACCATCTGGCGTTTTCAGCCCGGGTGCCCAGAAATATTCACGCAGCACACCAGTTTTAATGTCGCCGTCTTTCCAACCACCATGAGCCCAAGTGAACACCCACTGAATAGGCTTCTCCCCAGGCTTAAGTACTTCTGCTGCCTGATAGCTCAGTTGAGCCCAAACAGAGTGCTTCTCACCCTTCACGGCGCGAACCTGGATAATACCAGACTGCCCCGACCTAACAGTGAACACGTGACCCGGTTGAGCAGATGCGGGCGAAGACCCATCAATAGCGATCTGGTAGCCAGTAGCACCAGTCACAGTATCCCAAGTAACCATCAAGCTTGTGCCACTAGCCTCAACACGCAGTCCGCTAGGCGGAGGAACATTATCAGCATCAGCAACATGACCATCGTTACCGCCCGCTTGTTCTCTTCAACCAACAGCACCAGGTACGATGCCGTAAATATGTGTGCCTGCACGAACCAGGATAACCAGCCCACTAGCAGGAGCAGCACCATTCTTAGTCTGCCACGTCACACCCTCAGGGTGAGTAACATTATCCAGCAAGAAGAACCAAGCAATATCCGTATCCTCAGGTATAGAATACGCACGATTATTCACAACCTGCACAGTCTCTAGCCGGGAGACACGCTGCTCAAACGGCAGAACGCCTTTCACCCATGATTTCGTATCCTGAACAACCCAATCAGATGGCGCAAAGTCGTATGGGTTATCTTCTGGTTCATCCTCGCTACCTGCACCGACAGAGAACTTCTGATCTGTCGCGTACAAGTGCCCAATGTTGAACTTCTCAGCAGTCGCAAACACGGCATCAATATTATCTTTAGTGACACCATGAATAACATGCCAAAACCGCCACGAAGGCATAGTCTTATAGTGGTCTGGGTGAATAAACTTCGTTTCCGGGTCAATATATTTCGACGCGGACGACTCGTAGGTGATAGCAACGTCGCAGGCTTCCATCATCTCAGGCACGGTATTAGAGCCAGGATTAATAACGATCAAAACATCCTGCCCAAGTTCCTGCTTTAGGCGCAGATACAGGCGCTTGTACCAGGGGATAACCTTCTTCTGACTATCAGACCAACCGTTAGGTGCCTCGTCAATAAAAATTGCAACCTTTTTGATCTTATCTTTGCCCTTGTACCATGCAACAATATTCTTTGCCTGCTGCACGATCCTGTCAAAGGTCGCACGCTCGACCTTATCCATTGTCACGTTCAGATTTTTGCGCACCTCTTCACGATACGCAGCGTCTGCTTCCTCAGCCATAGCACCGAAACGTGAAGACAAGTAGAAAGCGCACCATTTCGCGCCAGCAGCCTCAGCGAGCATACCCTGCTTCAGAAAGTTATCGTCTACAGCATCTCCCCATTCACCAGATGCCTTATCCAGGACAACGATACCGAGAGAGGAACCAGTATTTAGCAGCTTGCGCCACTCTGACCCTTTCTGTGTGTTTTCATTCCAGAAATCAGGCCACCAGTACGACGTAGCAGATATATTCCGGTCAGCAAACCCGTAATTCTTATCACCAACACCAAGCTCACGCACAGTATTAGCGACAATATTAGGTATTTTTGAATTATAATCACGGGCTATATCAGTCTTAGCGGCATCTATCTTACCGTCAATCGTCTGATCTACAGAACCCAGCGTCTCAGACACAATATTAGTCCGTGCCTGTTCGATACCTTCACTGATTTTCGTGTCAATAGTACCGCTAACCGACTCTGCTGCAGCCTTGACAATGTCTCCCTTAGCCTGCGTGATACCATCGCTAATCTTCGCAGGCAGGGCGCTAGTCACAGACTCAGTAGCCGCCTGCACAATACCAGGCTTAGCCGCCTCAATCTTAGAATCAATCGCAGAACCAGCAGTACGAAGAATATCACCCTTCAACACCTGCGACTTAGACTCGAAAGCCGAGTCAATCTTAGGGGTAACAACAGACTCAATCTTACTGTCGATAGATGAATTGACAGACTGCACAACCTCGTCCTTGATCGACGCAGATTTTTCTGTAATTACAGAAGAAACCTTAGACTCAATCGTAGGAGTGACACGCTCATCAATCTGCCGCGTAATCTCACTACCAGCAGCAGCCTGCACGGCAGTAGGCAGCTTCTCATTCAGCTGTGACTCGACCACAGTAGCCGCCTGGGACTGAATCATTCCAGGAACAGTAGCCTGAATACGCTCGTCAGCCACAGTACCAGCATGTTCACGCACGCCAGATTCAACAGCTGCCGGGATAGTAGTAGACACAACCGGGGCGATAGCATCAGCCACAGCAGATTGCACACTATCCTTAGCCGCCTGCACAGCCTCAGACTTCACAGCAGCTACCTTCTCGGTAGCCACCTGCTCAGCAGCCGCACGAGCAGACGCAAGCGGACGACCCGTAAGCGCCCCGCTCTCATCCGCAATAACCAGACGGTTCAAACCATTTATAGCCAACGCTATACCTCCTCAATCCGGGCGGTACCGTCGCCGTTATCAACGACACGGTAATCACGCGGCGAACCGCCACCACCCTGCTCAACATTACGCACATTACCCCTACGGTAAGGTGCCGCAAAAATCTCTGCAATATCCAGAGAATCACCCGCCTGCACAGTAAACACAACCGGGTCACGCGGGATAACACCACCATCAGTATAAAGACGAGCGTGCGCCTCCCACGACCACCAAGCCGGTGCATCCTGCACAGACTCAGGCGCAAGCAACCTAATATCACGCTCACCCCCATACGACAGGTACCCGCTAGAATCCAGCTCAGCCGTCACCTCAACAGGAAGCGACGTAACCGACCCAGACACCACAAGGCTAGTAGGACGAAAAATGATCTTCCCTCGCAGCGGGCGAGCATTCCCACCCACAGGCGCAGCAGGATTCAAAAACCTACCGCGAACAGTCGCATAACCCATATGCTAACTCCATCTCTTTAGAAGACACGGCATGTAAGCCGCGTCTGATTATCAGCCGGAACATGCGTCACGCCAGTAATCAGAATATTCAACTCGCCACCACTAGGCAGCTCGACAATATACGTCTCCCCAATTTTAATATCCGGACGGAAAAAAATGGTAAGACTAGGAATCTGAATCTGCGACTTAGCCATAGCTGCAATATCCCGCGCAATCGCATGAGCATTATTCTGCGTATCACCCCAAGATCCAATATCAAGCTCCAAAGCGGGCATTTTTTGGGCAGTAGGCGTAGCGGCAAAGCTCGCTATATTCCTGTTTTTACTAAAGTCAATCTTTAGCCCGCCACGAATAATAGGTGTAGGCTTGCCTGCCATGTCTTCCAGTATCCCGGGCGCTTCACGTATCGTAGGTAAGCGAGCTACGATAGGCGCGTTGCTTTGCAAGTTCCTTTCGTGTAGCACCCATTGCCAGGGGGTTATGTCGCCCACGTATTGTTCAAAACTCCCCTCGGTCACCCCTGCTTCCCACATAAATTCTCCAACAGAGCCGTGGTATAGCTTTCTTAGTGTCTCGTCATATTTAGGATCTGCGCCCCATCTCTTTTGCGGATTTACTAAAAGGTAGAAGAAGTCGTAATTTAATTCCGTGTCTGTCTCAAACCATTCCTCAGTATCAGCAGGAGAGAACCAGGTCGTGCGTATCTCTCCTGGCTCAAGAGAACCACCTGAGCCTTGCCAAAGAGTCACAGGAGCATCATTACCAGTTGACCCCATACGCGACCACTCAGCAATGTTATACGAAACGTTCACAGCAGAAGCAAGTTTGGTTGAGTCCTGGGTAACATCAACACTAATTATTTCATCAGCATCAATACGCATCGTAGGCTTATCCTTGATAATGCGCGGAACATTCACAATATTCAATGCACCGTCAGCGTCATGCCACATCATGCACGAAAAATACTCAGCCACCTCTTCCAACACCTCCCTAGCCACACGCCCACGCACAGACCGCGTAAATTGTAAAGATAGGGAATGTTCAGGTGTCGCAACACGCGCTAAGGCACGATCCTGAAAAGGCAAATCACCATTCAGTAGAAGCACATCAGCAATATGCCCGCCCTGCGCCGCGTAAATCTCGACAGCATAAATGGTGCCACCATCACGCAAGCGCGTATCAGGCAGGCTACCAAGAGCGTACTCACCGTTCTCTTGGTCTACACGCCACTTATTGCCATCGATTTTCAGTTCAAATCTCGCACCTGGTGCGAGCTTCATATTCTTCTCGACAGTATCCAGCGCGATAGACCCATCTGCAAGGATGCCAAAGCGTGCAGCGTCTCTCTGCCCGCCCTTTTCGCAATAGATATTGACCCAGGTGTCACCAGACCTGCCGTGGCTGTTTTTCCCGCGCAAGATCAGCGGGCGACCCTTAGAGTAAGTCTTATTATGCCCGTTAGCCGTCTCATAGGTGGCATGCCCCCTAGTCAGGTATGCCGTTCCCTCACCATGATAGAAAGTGAATATAGGCGTACCCACATCACCCCACTTGGAGCCACCGGATGCGCCAATAAGCTGCCCATGCCCGCGCCGCCAATTACACATGAAAGACCCCTGCAACGGGGCATAGAGAAGCACCTGCCTGTTCTCGTCGAGAGGCAGCTTAGACTTCGCAGCAGGTGAGTATCCGCATTGCTCCAAAATATCCCAGATAAAATATGACAGCGAAACGTTGGGGTAGAAACGCTTATTATCTGTGCGGCGGCGACCAGGCATAACATAGGCAAGAGGAAGCACCTCAACGACCTTAGACAGATTGTCGATATAGTCCACACACTCAGTCACCAAACCGCCGGTAGATGAGTCAATCTTATTAGAAGAGACACGCCCCGTAAAGACCTTGGAATAGTACTGTCTCGTGTTCGACGCAGGCGACTTATGCAGGAAAATCTCAACCTTATCACCAAGATACGGGATGCTGTATTTATCCGCAAAATTCGGGCGATCAGCCGAAACAGACTGACTAACAAAATCAGGTGTCGCACCCATAGGCAAATCCCATGTGATAGTCGCACCCGAGTTAGAGAATCCATCATTAGTTGCGAGCCTACCCGCAGCATCTTTAGAAGCAGACTGGTGGATAGTCACCTCGTGCATGCCCTTATCTACGCCATCGACTCGCACGGATGCGTTGATAACAGCGACGCCGTGCTTCGCTATCTCTGCTTCTGTTTTTATAACCTGTGGTGGTGGAAAATCAGACCTCACTATACAACCTTTCCTCTACCAGCGCCAACCTCAATGAATTTGCATTGGTATTCGTATATCGGGGGTAGCCCTTGCATGCCGCGTAGCTTCTGCGAAGACAGCTCAGACAGCGCAACATTCTGTATACACCTACCTGGAGTCCACGGCTTCATATCCCTACCAGTAGTTAGGCATGGGTAACCAACGTCACCTTTTATGGCGGTTACGGAAATGTGGATAGGATTATTCTCAGGCACGAACCAGATAGACTTACGAGTCGGGAAAATACCATCAGCACCAGAACGCTCAAGAGTATATGTCGCATCCTTATTACCCGACATCTTCCAATGAATCTGGATAGAAGACCCAGGCGAAAGCACAGCACTAAAATTATATTCCTGCCTACCAAACGGCATAGGCTGCTGTTCCACAATACGCACCGGCGACTTTATCGTGTACAAGTCGCGATAAAAAACAGCATCGTCATTCTCTTCAAAATCGCCACCCGCACGCACAGAGCCACCATTCACCGACGCTGGAAGCATTATAGAATCACGCTCAGTAAGCAGGTTCTCCACCTGTGCACCAGCAGGAAAGATAGTCATCGGATAGTAAGTGCTCAGGCTATTCACGTCATATGCAGCATTCATGAGCATCATTTCAACTTTCTCACGATCCTTGCCAGCTACACGAAACGTAACAGCAAAATCTTTTAGAGCCTGAGGGCGACCGTAGAAAGAGAAACGCCGAGCACCAGTAGCAGACTGTTGTACCTGGCGGTTAGCGAACGAGTAGTTCACCTGCTCTGTAGAGCCACCTCGCACCTGCATAAAAGAGGCTTGCTGCCCAATCATCATAGGATACGACATCCGGGTTACCTCCTAGCCTGCAACGTGGTAGAGCGCATCGTGCCGTAAAACTGTCGCCCATCAATATTCACCATAGGTCGCCAATTCGACAGCGCCTCGACTATCTGATTATACAGGTCAGGCGACTGTGCAGGGGCAACAAATTCGCGCCGCCCCGAAACATGCCCGCCACTAGAGAAGCCACGCACAAAATCGCCTGAATTGATGCGCTCCAGAAGTCCGCGGTGCTTACGTGTTGCATCAGCGTTAACAATGAACTCACCAGACCTCACCATGAGAGGCGAACCAGCATCAGTGACAGCAGGTACATTATCAGTCCAGCGTGACAATGGTTCACGCCCAGGAATCAGACCACCAGAAGCGAACCCAGGAACAGCACCACCATGCGCAAACCAGCTTCGGTTACGGCGACCCAGAGTCTTCTTGACGGAATCAACCATTTTCCGTTCAAAAATCTGTGTGATTGTAGTAGTCTTCTGGCTAGGTATGCTATTCAGGTTATTTTTGTAGTTATTGATATTACTGTTGGCGACACCTGTCCGGGCATTCGCAGTCGTATCAACCCTACCAGGAACACTATTAGCTTTATTTGCCAAAGCACCTAACTGCCCGAAAGCCTGCCCAGTATTAGCGTTAGCCGTCGTATTAGTCCATGCAGGAATACTATTAGCACTATTAATAACACCATTCAACGCGCTTGTAGCCTGCTCCGTATCAGCATGCGCGTTAATATTCACGTTTCCATTTGTCGCGTCTCCAACCTCACGCAAATACTTGAGCTTACCTGTAGCAGCATCCACACCAAACACCTGGGTGCCGATAGTAACTTCACGTGGCATACGCTCAATATCATTATTCAGCGAAGTCATAACACGGGCAGCTGTAGTATCCGCCCAAGTATTAATATCCACACGATCCGGGATAGCGTAAATAGACCGCACCAGGTCGTCAGCTTCTTGTGAGGTGAAGCCCATCTGATAAGCCGACTGACGCAACGTATCAATCACACCGTGGATATGCGCCTTCACAGCCTCATAGTCGCCACCCTGACGAGCCACAGCAGAAGAAGCCTGAATACCTTGCTGTGCCATGTCAACGAAAGCCGCATTAAGTTTCTGCCCTGCCTTCGTGGTCTGATCGAAAGTACGTGTCTGCCCATCCCACGCAGCACTATTCTTGTTGATAGCGTCTTTCAGATCGTCCATAGACTTGTAATAGTCAGCCATGTTCTTAGTCGAGTCAGCAAAACCGCCACCGAGCATTTTCAGACCCTTATCGAGGTCTTCAACAGCAGAGCCAGCACCCTCAACAAACTTAGCCATCTCCTGAGCCTCACCAGAAAGCCCCTGCATAGCCGCAGCACCCTCATCTAGCGAGTTCTTCTGAACCTCAAGAGAGTGCTTCAATTCGTCATGCGCACGGGTAGCATCAGCCAGCTTAGGCGGGTACTCACCTAACATAACCTGGTATTTCTCTTCATCAGTCAGAGAAACATTCAAGGAAGATGCGTAATTCTCGACAGCTTCTTTCAGCTTCGGGAACGCCTGCATGTACTCCTGGGCAGTGTACTTCGCGCGACCTTGAGCCTCCGATGCAGCGTCGGTTTCACGCACGATCGACTGGAATAGCTTTTCGGCTTCACCGCGGTTCTCGGAATACAGTTGTCCTAGCGCTTCGTCCAGGTTAGACACGGCTTCTTTTAGTGCGTCTGCACCGACCTTAGCGCCAGCCGTGTGGGATACCCATTGAGAGAAGCCTTCCATCGCGTCGCCAGAATCAGCTTTCAGCTTCACGAGTGCTTCACCCAGCCCGTTCACCTTGGGCACCTGGTCTTCTAGCCCTAGGAACGCCCATGTGGCTTTACCGCCCATGTCCTTAAACTTCTGGTTCACCTGGTCTAGGTTGCCGCCAGTGTTCTTCAAAGCGCTGTTCATGCTGTCAAGTGATGGTGCCTTGTACTCTGTGTTCGCGGCGCTAACGAATAGTACGATACCTTCTGCTGCGAGCGCGGCGGTACCGGCGATCTTTCCGAGGGTTGCACCTAGCCTCCCGAGCTTTGAGCCTGATGCGGCGGCAGCTGCGCCTTCTGTTGATGCGGCAAGCTCTCGCGTTGAAGCTGATGCGGTGCGGGCGGACACAGAGAATGAAGCAAGCGTGGCTTTCATGGTCTGGTAGGCAGTAATGAATTTAGCAGCAGCAGCCACACCAAGCAATGCTACGCCAGTGAGACCTACCACGGTAAGGTTCACGGCAAGGAATGACGGCGGCAGCTTACCCATGAAATCGAGCAGACCTGTAGCCATCTGCACGAGTCCACGGAAGAAATCAGACAACCCACCAGACGAGCTAAGGATGATGGTGTCAATCGCGCCGCCAAGCTTCTCAATATCGCCGGCAAGGTTGTTCTGCTGGATAGCCGCTGTAGACGCAGCATAGCCCGCATCGTTGGTTTTATCAATCCAGCCTTGTATTCCTTCTTGCCCTTGGGTGTAGAGCACGTTGGCGGCACGCACAGCATCAGACCCGAAAATAGTTGCGAGAGCAGCATCACGCTGAGCAGGGGTGAGATTCTGCAGCCCACGCTTCAAATCTCCAGCAACAGCGGTAATACCCTTGAATTTACCTTCAGTATCATAAAGCGAGATGCCGTACTCAGCCATGAGACCAGCCGCCTCTTTAGACGGGTTCTGCAGCTTCTGCAACATGACCTTGAACGAGGTGCCAGCATCCGAGCCGACCAGACCAGCAGACGCGAACGCAGCAAGCGTACCCGTAGTCTCCTCGATAGAGAGACCAGTTTGCGCAGCCACAAGACCAGACTGTTTCAAAGCGTAACCCAGGTCACCAACACTACCCTGAGCCTTACCAGCACCAGCAGCCAGAAGGTCAGCCACATGCCCAATATCCGAGCCTTTCAGCCCGAACTGAGTCATAGCGGTAGCCGCAAGTTCCGCAGCCTCCCCAACCTCAATGTTACCCGCAGCAGCGAGCGCCAAAGCTCCGTCAAGACCACCAGAGAGAATGTCCTTAGTCTCGACACCTGCTTTAGCCAGTTCTTCAATACCGTTAGCTGCCTCAGAACCAGAGTACTTAGTATCCGCGCCAGCCTTCATAGCCGCTTCACGCAGCTTATTCATATTGCCGGCAGTCTCATGCGTAGCCGCCTGCACAGCAGACATAGCCTTATCAAAATCGGCGTACTGCTTCACAGCGTATGCGAAACCAGCCGTAAGAGCCGCACCACCGATACCCGCACCCGTTGCGACATGATCCAAAGCGTCACGGTTCGACAGAATATTCTTCGCGAGAGTGCGTGCCTCATTCCCAAGGTCACGGAAATACCCGCCAACACTAGAAACCATAGCCCGCCCACGATCAGTCATAGCCCCAAACGCGCCAGTAACAGAGTCCTTAGCCTGCGAGAATGCAGTCCTAATACCAGTCGTGAAAGAGTTGTACATCACAGCACTACCAAAGTTGCTGTTCTTAAACGCAGACCCAGCAGCAGACGCAGCCGAAGACACAGAAGACTTAACCGCCGATGCGTAGTCACGCCACCCAACACTAGCGGTACGTGATGCGTTCTGCATTACACCGGTAATACTGCCGGCACTTGCTTTCGCGGCTTCTGCGGCTTCCCTGTATGCGGCTTTTTCTGCTCGTGTCATGCCGCTGATTACGCCTACGCGTTCGCGTGCTGTGGTTGAGGCTGCGGCGGCGGCGGCTCGTCCTGCTTCGCGTGCTGCAGCGGCGGCTGATTGGGCGGAGCCTTTGGTTGCTTCGGCTTGTGCGGCTTTGGCGGCGTTGGCTGTTGCTTTGGCTGTTTCGCGTGCGGCTTGTTGTGCTGCGTTGCGTGCACTGTTGGCGGCGGCGGTCACACCGGCTACGAAGTTTTTGGTGTCTGCTCGTAGCTGGATGGTTACGGTTTGTGCTGTGTTTGAGCTTCCTCCGCGTGAGCGTGATCCGCCGGTTCGTGCCATGCTAAAGCTCCTGTCCTTCTTCTTCTGCTAGTTGCTGTTGCCATTCTAACAAGTCCAAATATGCGGGGTCTTCTGTCGCGTCGTATGGTTCTGGGACGAGTATGTCACCTGGACGTGGCTTGTAGTCTTCGCGCTGGGTGATTTGTTCGACTGCTTCTTTCGCCTTGCAGGTGTATGTTTCGACCTCGAACTGCGTGTGTCCTTCGCGGCATTTTTTGCGCGGGTTCCCGCACTCTGGGCATAGCTCGGCTTGGTATATTTCCCATCCTAGTGCGGCGGTCATGTCGCGGTCTGTCCAGTCGCGTGTGCTGTCGCCTAGCAGCATAGCACCAGGGGGTTTGCCCCAGCGGGCGGCTGCACGCATTACTAGTACAGCCGCCGCGTTTTCTTCTTCTGTGAGTTTATCGGCGACGAAATCGGGGCGACACCTCTAGGGTGGCTTCGGCTGCGCGTGCTTCGCCGTAGGTTGAGAGGCATTTTACGAATTGCCCCCCCAAGGTATCTGCGAGTTTGAGCCACTGGGATGCGGCGAGTGATTGCCCTTCTAGGGTTGCGGTGAGCTGGAATACGCGCGCCCACCAGGTTAGGTCTTCGGTATCTACCTCGTCTTTGCCGGTGTCTTTCTTCCAGTCCTTGTTGATTTCTTTCAGCTCAGCGTCATTGAGTACACGGGTACGGAAGGTAGCAGTCTTCGCGCTTGCAGTTATTTCTTCTACTTGCTCGTAGAGACCTGCAAGTTCGCCGTCCAGGGATTCGGAGGCGACAGTTTCCATGTCGTCGCTCTCACCGTCCTTACGCAGGGCTTCTAGCTTTTCGATCTGTGCTTCTACGTCTGCAAGGTCTGCCACTTCATCAGGGTTCAGTAGCAGAATAGTTTCGCGGTGTAGCTTGTACTGGTCTGCACCAGACAGCCACTCGGAAAGATTGAAAGCGTTTTCAGCAGTAGTGTTCTTAGCCATTTTTGTATTCTCCCTATCAGGTGGTGTGATGGGTAAAAAAATATTGGGTGCCTCCCCCAACCACCACAGGGGAGACACCCAACATTGTATCACTCACTCAAGACACATTACTATGCTACCACAGAAATGAACTCACGGAAACCAGTCACCTGGCACTTATGGATGGTGCGGATGTAACCAGAGGTACGATCCGCTGCCTCGTTCACGGGGTGGGGCTGGTCGAAAGAGCATGCGTAGATGCTGATTTCGTCGCCCTCAGCGAAAGGCTCATAGTAAGGCTTATTGGTGTGACGGGTGACAACGTACGCCTCGGTGCCCTTATTCTTAAGCATCTGGAAGATTTTATCGCGAACCGGGTCGAACTTGCCGCCGTTAGCGCCCTCTTGGAAGTAGCGGAAGATGGCGAGTTCAACCTCAGCATTGGACTGCCCCCACGCTTTCGCGTTGGTGTCTTCACATACAGCAGCCATGCCGTCAATTGTCTCAGAGTCGGTAGACCCGATCTTAGTCTGAGACTTGATAGCCGCACACGAAATGTCTAGGGCGGTAGTCGCGTTCAGTTCAGCTACCTTCGGCTTGTCCATAGAGACAACGCCACCCATAGGGATAAGCATCAGTTTTAATTTAGCACCCGCGTAGGTGCGTCCCGGCGAAGAATCAGCCATTTTTAGTCCTCCTCAGACTCGATAAACTCGGTTGTAGTGTATTCTACTGGCTCTGCTGGTTCCTGCTCGCGCTGTGACGGCGGAACCTCAAAACCAAATAGCTCAACATAGCTGGCAGGCACATATGCGAGACGGCGTGTCTCGGGGTGCACTAGCCACATAAAATTATCCAACATTACCCCCTAGGTATGGTAATAGTATAGGTCAGTGGAGTGTATAGCCGTGCGGGTGTCATCTCAGAATCGGTTAGCATGACCTGCCCTTGTGCTTGTGCCCAATCCAGATTCGCGTAACTGTCACCCATAATCTTGGTTGTTGCGAGCCGATCCCGCACAGCATCAGTGAGAGCGTAAAGCTCATGCGTGGTCTGCGCTACACAGGTAACAGTGAAGTCAACGGTTAGCGAATGATTGTCAGGTGTGCCGCACAGTCCAACCATATCCTCATACCCCGCGCCTACGCCCATAAAAATAGCCACATACGGTTTGATATGGTTCGGCAGGTACTCTGGCACAGACTCAGGTACGAAGCCCTGGAACACTGAAACGTTCTCAATACCAGACAGTACACGCTCGATAGCTTCCGCAAGCTCAATCGTGACAGTCACAGCTCTACCCCCTCAACAATAGCGGCGACCATGTCATCCATAGTCGCTTCAATAGCAGGGCGTAGATGTGCACGTGGTGCCATTTTAGATGTACCAAACTCAACATACGCGGCATAGGGTGCAGCAGAAATAACGTCCGCAGCATTTTTCCCCGCCTTAGCTGCGCTAATTTTCGAGCGCAGAAAGCCAGTGCGTACGGGGGCGCGGCGCTTCGCTTCATCCCTAAGAATCTTGCCCGCTACGAGAACCTCAGGTGAGAAGTCATGTGCCGCCGCGACCTGGAAAGTCACGGAAAGCTTTTTTAGTTCCTCCCAGTCCTGTTCCATCATTTCGCGCCTGCTCTCTGGTTCTGCATCTCACCGCAGATAAGGTCAATAGACCCAAGCAGCGAACCAGCCATGACCTGCTTCACAGTGAAACGCTTACCATGCATACCAGGAATATTCGACGCAGTCACCACGAGTACATGATTACGTAGCCCAGGCTGCAGCTCCCACATACGCAACGGCATCTGCACCAGATAATCACGTGTAGCCGCATCCTGCACACTACCAGTCACGTTATCTGCGTAACGGTTAAGCTCCTGGATACGGCAAGTCACATCCGTAAACACGCGCTTCTCAACCACACCCGCAAGCGGCGCTTTAGGATTCACAGCGGCGGGTGCGAGCACATCAACCATAGCCGTCATGCCCTGCTCAACAACAGGCGCAAGTCGCATCGACCAGTCACGCGGCACTACACGCTGTCTAGAAGTATAGCGAGCCATAGCGGCACTCCCCCATCGGCTCAAACCAGGCACCCAGCATGGGGTCACCCTCGTTATGGATACGGTTAGCCTCAGTGTCAAGTGAGTCAGCCTGCGCCCGCAGCTCAGCCGCGACAGCCACGCCGTCAACAGACAAGTCCTGTGTCGTGATCTTCTTGGACAGAAGGTTTTCATCTGTCGCCATGCGCCGCAACAGACGAGCCGCAACACGACGCACAACAACCGCAGCGACACTAGCAGGCTCTAGAGACGCGAGAAGCTCTATGTCCCTGTCAGAGAAGATAGTTTCATGATCGTGAACCTGTTTATCGTCGCTTGGTAAATCGTTTACCAGTAGGCGGATCGTGTAAATATCTTCTGCTGTAAGAGACATAGAGCCTTACCCCTTTAGTATAGCTTACTTGGTGCCGTCAGATGCGTATGCTGCGTGCGCGAACACAGCTGCCGCGCCGGTGACGTGGCGTCCACGGTAAGCAATAGTATCATCCGAGAACCCGCCTTCACGCGCATCAATGGTGCTACCGGTCACGGAGATACCAGTGTTGTTGCTGATACGCAGGTCAGGGGTTTCGTGACCGACCAGGGTTGCACGCTGGATAGCCGGGTTAGCAGAACCAGCAGCAGGCAGAAGGAACCAAGAAGTATTCTTCGTGGTAACCTTCGGGTTCAACTGTGCGAGCTGCGGCACAACCGCAATATCAATGTTAGACGAAAGGAAGTTAGCCGAAACAGTCTCAGAGTTACCGGACTTGGTGCGGATTTCCTTAGCGCCCAGAATCTCGCGCGCCTGAACAGCGAGCGCAGACGGAACAACCAGCACCATGCGCTCCACGTCGATAGCGGAACCATGCACACCGTCACGACCAGACACGGCAGCATATGCAGCTTTCAGGTTTTCAAGAGACAGAGCCTTAGTGTCAGCCACAGATGTACCAGAGAAGAAAGCCTGGCTGATACCTGCATTGTCGAACAAGGTACTGAAAACCACCTTATCTTCCAGCTTAGCAGCACCAGCGGCAAGGCGCTTAGGAATCTGGGTAAGCTTGTCCCAGTTCTTATTTACTACATCTTCCCAGGTGAAGGGGAACACGCGACCGTACTTGTCGTTCTTGATTTGTACGGTGCCAGGCAGAAGGTCGGCTGCCTTGTATTCCTCGGCTTCGTTGACGTGCACATAGTCGATGTCGCCCGCGAGGGTTGCGAGAGGGGTTGGGTTGAAGGACGACAAGCGTGTGGTCTGCGCGACCTTCTGCCACTGGGTTTCGTAGCCGCGGTACAGGTCGAGTACTTCATACTCGAAAGCGCGTCCAAGCAGTGCGGGGAAGTCGCTAGTAGTAAGCGCTTCCTGCAAACGCGCCTGTGCAGCGTATCCGCCACGGATGCCATCGCGTAGGATGGTTGCGGCTTCTGCTACGCGCTGGGTTGCCCCGGTGTCGCGTAGCTTCTCATAGTTAAGAAATTCACTCATTAGAATTTTTGTCCTTTGCTTTAGTCGAATGCTACGCCTACGGGTGCAACCTCGATGGTTGCGCCTGCGGATGCGGAGGTCTGTAATGCTACACCCCAGATTTTGCCTGCGCCAGTGGTGAGTACACCGTCGGTACCGAGCTTGACGATCGCGCCAGCCTGCACGGTTTCCTTTACGGGCAGACGGTACGAGCCGTTACGCCAGATAGTGACTTTCTCGCCTTGTTCTGCGGTAGTCATTGCTACACCTGCGATAGCACCGATACGTACAGGTTTGCCGGATTCGTATTTTTTATCGGCGATGAGGGCGATGTGCTCACCTTTGCCGTAGGATACGTTGATAGCCATGTTTATAGCCCCTTCATGATCGAGAGAATGTCGTCAACGGTTGCAGACTGTGATTCCTGGACGTGAGCACCCATACCGTAGACGGGAGACTGTGCAGACTTTGCAGCCAGTACTTCTTTGAGGGATTCCTGGACGCGAGTCTCGAACTCATCCTTGCTCAAGGATGCAGCGGACTCAACAAGCATCTTGCGGGTCATGGGCGCGTCCACGTTCCGGAAGGCCTCGGCTACGACAGCCTCAGCGCCTTTCTTAGCGTTTTCCCCCTCTAGCTCTTTTACTTTGGCTGCGAGCTCGTCACGCTCTGCTTTCAGGTCTTCAACCTGCTTTTTCAGCTCGGTTACTTCGGGTGACTCAGTCTTTGGTGCATCCTGCACAGGTGCGGGTGCTGGCTTAGCCACGGGTACGCCATCAGCTTCAACAATATTTGCCATGCCGTCCACCTCTCTACTAGATTCCAGGACGGCAGTGATCTTTCCGCCGCGCCCCGGCTTTGTAACAAAATCTACAGAATCAACCTGCGTAATCTCTTTGATTACGCGGTCTTTTCCAGGCGCCATTATACCAGATGCGTTAATAGACACACCTATATACGGTGCACGCTCACGGATAAAGTCGCGGTACTCAGGGAAAATCTTCGCACGCCCAACCAGCGCACCAGAATCATCAATCACAGGGCGACCATCAATCACCCCGGCAAGCTCACGAATATCACCCTCAGGACGTGAGTTACGCTCTGCACCTGTCGCATGGTTCATATACATGTGTACCGGTGTATCCCAGATAGGCGACTCCGCAAGCTTCTTTATAGTCTCAGGCGGGTACTCACCAGAAGACCCTTTGCCGGGCGTAATGATAGTCACAGCAACAAGGGAGCCAGTCAGCTCGCCATCATCTTCAAGCAGATGCACACTCGACATTATTTCCTCCTAGACAAAATATCGGACAAATTACGCTGAGTCCAATACATAGAGCCATCATACCAGCGAGCACGCCGCGACAGGTCAGACCACGCAATAGACCCATCAGCCAGACCACGCACAACCTCCATACCCTGAGGTGACGAAGCAACACCAGCTATAGCTTCTACTTGCGAATCAAAATCGAGTGAGTCAAACCACTCTTGTCCGGTGTTACGAGCGGTAATGTCAGGGTACTGACTTAGAAGTGGTGCCATGACGCATCTGCAATTTGGGTGTGAGTGTAGTTCTCCGCTTAAATGTTTTTCTCCGTGGTGCATTATGCATGATCGGCATGTTCTGCGGTCGAGTTGTGCGACCCATTGCCAGCCTTCTGTTTGGATGTTTTGGGTGAGTGTTTGGGTGGTGCGTCGTGTGGCTTGTTGTGTGGCTAGGTTGATGCCTAGTGATATTGCGGTTGCGATTTGGGCGATTTTGGTTTTTAGCCCGGTTAGTTTGATTTTTTCGGGTTTGGGTGGTGCGGCTGGTGGTGGGAGTGTTTGGGTGGTGTAGTTTTGGAGGTGGTGGTGTGTGGTGGCTGTGGCTAGGGTTGCCGCTTGCTGTGCGGCTTGGTTGGTTTGGTGTTCGATGGTGGCTAGGGTGCCTGCGTAGGCGGCTAGGGCTTCACGCTCTTGTTTGCGGCGGGTGTGGCGTGGTGTGAGTGTGCCTAGTGCGGTGATGGCTGCGAGTGTGGTGGTTAGGTTTTGGTGGTTTTGGTGTGCGGTGATGATGAGTGGTTGTGCTGCTTGGTTTTCGATTTGGGTTAGGTCTTGTTGTAGGTTGTTTGCGTATTCGTCTGGGGTCATTTGATTTCTCCTGCGTATGCTGCGCGGATTAGTGCGTCGCCTGTGGTTTCGGTGGTGCGGTGGATTTGTCCGTCTGGGTCGCGTAGTTCGTTGATTTTTTCGTCTGGGTCTGTGATTCCGAGTGCGCGCATTGCTAGTAGGGCTGTCTGTTCGAGCGGGAGCACTCCGAGCTGGTCTGCTGTGGTGATCGCGTCTAGCTGTGCTTGGGTGGGTTCGGGTGTGATGTCGTCCCAGTGGAATGTGATGGTGCGGGGCGCGTCTTGCGGCAGGTTGCCTAGTGTGGTTTGGGTGTTGATGATGTGGTTGATGATGGCGCGGTAGGTTTCTTCCCAGGTGCGGCGGCGTGCTTCGATTTCGAGTTGTAGTGGGCGGTCTAGTGTTTCTGCTACTGCGCGAGCGCCGGTTTGCCCGGGGTCTGCTAGTAACATGGTGACGGGTACGCCTAATGCTGCGGCGATCATTGCGGCTAGGGGCTTACCTGATTCCGCGTCGATGGTTGCGCCTGTGTTTGGCATGGTGGTGATTTCGGCATCTACTAGCCCTATCGCGCCGGGCTGTGTGGCTGCGGCGGCTTGTTGTATTGCACGGCGGGCTTCTTGTACGGCGCGTGATGTTTTGCCTGTGATGCGGTGGCTTATTTTGCTGATGGCGCGCATGAGCCGCGCCCAGTCTTGTAGGTAGTTTTTGTAGGCGCTGATCCAGGGGGAGGCTGCGAATAGGTCGGGTGTGCCTAGTAGGCTCATTGGTATGCGGTTTACGGCGTGGTGGTAGATTGGTGTGTTCCAGTCCACGGGTACACCATCCAGCTCTGCATATTTATTCATTGGGTGGAAATCTAGTGCAGGGTGCCAGGTCTTGACTGTGCGCCCGTCTTGGTAGTGGGAGCGCAGGTACATGGCTGGGCGGGCGCTATCTTCCTGCATTGGCAGTATTTTCTCGATATGTTCGATGCCTTCGGTGCGCACTACTGTACGCCCGGTAGCAGGGTCAGTGAACAGCAGAAAGAAAATATTTCCGTCCGCTGCTTCCTGCACGCCGAGCGCCTGGTGTGCGCTATGCCCGGTCAGGGAGATGCGGTTATCAGGGTCGTCAAGGAAATCCTGCACAAACTCATTCACACCAGATTCTTCATCACAGGTTATGCCTATACCCGACCCGAAAACATATGATGTACGGATGCTAACGCCGCGTTTCCCTAGTGGGTCTGCTACTGCGAGTACGCGGCATGTCTCAGCAATATTCTGGATACCAGACAGGGAGAACTCTGTTTCTGCTGCCGCAGCGATGGAGCGCCATTCAGTATTTTGCGCCCATGCCTGCTCTAGATCAGCTATTGATTCTTGCAGCTCTCGCGTGGCTTCTTGCAACTCTCGCCGCTCGCGGCGTGCGGTAAAAATACTCATTAGTACGCGTATCCTATCTCATAGTCAGATTCGATATAGTCTTGCACATCATCATACCCGCCGTATATCGGGTGATGGTAGATCTGGTTTAGCGCTTGTGTCATAGCGTCCACGGTATCGTCGTGCGCGCCAGCCGGGAATTGCCGCATTTCAGTGATTAGCTCTTCCACATTTGGGAGCAAGGCAGGTGACGGGAATAGCACATTTTTTGAGTGGATGTAAGCTGTGACTGCGTTAGCTCGCACAACTTTTCCGCCCTCAGGGTTAACGGGAATAATACCAGGCACACGCGAACGTAGCGAGTCTATCACGGCGGGACCATTCGCTTTATCCTCAACGTATTTTATTGTTGCCTGTGGGTATTTCGCTGCCATAGCCTCGATTGCCTCGCATGTGCGGGTGAAATTCATACGCTCACGAACCATATCAACCAGGTAGGAAGTATTTCCCTCCGCATACCATGTTTGCCCTACAGCATAGTCAGACCCGCTAGTGTCCTTAAATGTCAAATCCCAAGACTGCACGAGTATTCCACCATTCGCTATGCCTGGGAACGTGCGTGAACCGTCAGGATTGTTCACCCAGATAGGTGACGTGTAGCGCGCCAGGTCGTCAGATTTAGGGAATATTCCCCCTTCATCAGGTGCAGGTGTTCCTTGGTATAGGGCAGCCCAGGCTTGCGGATTAGCGTCCCGTTTGCGCTTTTCCCAGTTCTCACGCGAGCGCCCACGCGCGCTAATCATAAACTCTCCCGGCTCACGCCCCAGGATGTCAGTCTCGCCATGCGCGGGGTTGTGGTCTGCCTGGGCAGGGATACGTATGTACTCCCATTCGCCAGGTTGGTTAGCCATCACCTGACCCGCTAGATCGTTCTCATGCCAGCGAGTAAGGATCATGATTACGGGCGCACCAGGTGCGAGACGTGTAGATGCTGTAGATGTCCACCAAGACCAGGCGCGGCGTTGGTATGCTTCTGAGCGGGCATCTTCCATACCACGCACAGGATCGTCAATAATTAGCACATCAGCAGGCTTACCGGTCATTGACCCGCCTACACCAGTGCAGAATAACGATCCAGCATGCCCGCGGATATGCCAATAGTGCGCCGCAGACGAATCAGCGGCAAGTTCAATCTGCATCTTGTCACCATGCTCGCGAATATCGTTACGGATCGTGCGACCCCAGTCAGACGCGATAGCTGCCTGGTATGAGGCAATAATCACACGCTTATCGGGGTCTTTTGATAGTACCCACTCGGTAAAGCGACGTGTAGCACGTTGCGATTTACCTTCCTGCGGCGGCATGGAGATGATTAGCCGCGCATCGGGTGTACCGTATGCGCGTACAAGCGCAGCGTCGATAATATCAAGCGCGGGTGTCTGAACATTTTTAGGGTCTAACTCTGCCGCCAACTCGCCAGGAGTACCCCAGGATACGGTACGCGGGGATACGGCGCGTGCAAGCTCTGAGTAAAATATTTTACCCCTCCTGCTCTTCCAAGGCGTGCAGCTCAATAGCTAGAGTATTGCGAACAGCGTTCTCCTGATCGCTAGATAGACCAGCGGATGCCAAGGCTCTCGAAATAGCGGCAGAAATAGCAGATACCTTAGCTGCCTCAATCTGAACAATTTTTCCTGCAATATCGTGCTTCATTGCCATATCAAGAAATTTTGCTGTGCGATCCATAGCCTCACCATACAGCTGTACAGCAGCGCGTATTTGTATCGAACCTTCCTCTGTAAAATGCTCAATGTCATGATTCAGATCGTTTACCATACGCCCTAAAATATCCTTGAAATGGATAGCCTCAGTGGTTAGGCGCTGAAGCTCGATAAGCGGATCAGTAACACGCGACTCTATAGGAACATCAACAGCCAGTTCACCTACCTCGCGGCGAACTTTCTCTTTCACAATGTATCGCGCATAATTCAGCTTCGCGGCTTTTTTTATCTGCGGTGCCGAACCTCCATGCTTGCGGCATACGACTGTTCCCTTGACGGCGTAACTACCACAAGGTTTTCCAGTCCTACGGCTAACAGCTGTACATTTCAGACCTTGGTGCCATTGTTTTTTATCAGACATAACGTAACCTCCATGTATATTATACATGGAGGTTACAAGCGGTTATTAATCTATCTCAAACTGTATCTTTGCCATTTCTATAGCTGTACGGTAGATTTTTCCGTACATATTGTCACCATGAGTTTTTTCAACAGCGGATAAAAATTCTTCAATAGTTCCAGTGAAACAACCTCGCGTTACCCGCACACCAATTTTAGAATCTAAGTGCATTGTTAGACACCCACGCTCTCTGCCAATATCGAGAATTGTAATTATTGATATTTGTCCATAGACCTTAGCGTCACCAGAGACCCATGCGTCACCAGAGACCCATGCGTCACCATAGACCTTAGCGTCACCATAGACCCATGCATTACCAGAGACCCGAGCATCACCATAGACCCGAGCATTACCAGAGACCCATGCATTACCATAGACCCGAGCATTACCAGAGACCCGAGCATTACCAGAGACCCGAGCATTACCAGAGACCCATGCATTACCATAGACCCGAGCATCACCATAGACCCATGCATTACCAGAGACCCGAGCATCACCATAGACCCGAGCATCACCATAGACCCGAGCATCACCAGAGACCCATGCGTCACCATACTGCGATAGGTTTTCATAGTCACAAATATAGCCGCCAAGATCGCCGCTATTCACATTTGAGAAATCTTTTAGTGCGCGTATTCTGTATAGCGTGAATCCCATAAATTCTATGCTATCGCTGTATACAATCTCATACTTTGAGAGTTCTTCTTTTTTCATTTCCTTTTCCTTTCCTTGTATCTCTAGTGTATCACCCCCCCTACCAGGCAAGTAAAGTCGATAGTGGGTGATATATATTACATCTAATCTTGTGAAGCCTCGATACTAGACTGCGCCTGCAATTCCAAAAGGCGCGCCTTAGCCTCCATCATCGCAACCTCTGCCTGCATGCGCTCAGTCTCAGATCGCATTGCTTCTAGCTCAAGCTCACGACGTTCACGAATTGCCGCTAATGCTGTTGTGCGGCGCTCTTCGGAAGACCACTCAACAACGCCCGCCAGCTCACGCAAAGCTGTTTTTAGCCACATCTTTTCTGGGTATTTCTGCCACGGTGAGAATTTACTGCGTGCAGTCTGTGACGCATCCATAGCCGCCTGAATACGATCTTTGCCGACCTGCACTACAGGCGATATTCCGCCACCCGCAAGGTCGTTATATTCAACCCACGCGACAGCTTTCACTAGCTGCCCACGCTCTTCATCAGGTGCGCGCATATATTTAGGTGATTCGTCTAAGCCTTCTACGTACTCAAATTTGTCGCCCTCGCGGACTGCGATTCGGTGAATATTTTTCGCGTATCCTGCACGTCGAATAAGCTCAACCCAACCTTTATAACCAATATCAGCTACAATTTCGCGCCCGCGTGGCACAAAATATATTTCATCAGTACCAGGCGTAAGCCCATATCGGGCAGATTTCTGCAGCATTACCGTCAGCTGTAGCGGGTCATTGATTGCAAGCGAAACAAGCTTTGGGTCATTTCGGATTACCAATGACACCGCTGCCAACCAGTCGAGAACGTCGCCCTGCATATGCTTTGGCATTGCCGCAGCAATAAATTCTTTCTGCGGCTCGATAACTTTTTTTTGCAGGTCGCGTATGGCAATCTGGCTATCCAGTTGATTACGGGATATTTGGTTTCCTGGCTGTGGTTGCACCATTTCCTATTTCCTGTCTTTCTGAGTGGATGCTTATAGCATTGATTCGTATGTGTGGGTGAAGAATTTTTCTGCTGATTCTTTGGAGCAGGATACAGATTCTTCGTATTCCTGATTTGCCAGCATAGGGCTGTTCGCCTCAGTTAAGATTTCGTCGAATAGCAGATCGCGTATCTCTGATTCTTGCACCTCGTAGTCGTCTACTAGGATTACGCGCCCCTGCATAGTCAGTTCTATGTGGGTAGCGGTAGGGTCGTCGCGCTCGATCAGAAGGTGGAATCCTACACCTTCTTTGGTGATTACCCATCCGTGCATGATGTGGTTACGGACTTCCCAGATAATTTTTCCTTTTTTCATTTCTTTTCCTTTCCTTGTGCTTCTAGTGTATCACCCCCTACCGACTAAACCAAGCCAGTAGGGGGTGAAATAGATTACATCCTACTTGAAGACAACGAAAGGCTTACCCGTACCGCGTGCCTGTCGCTTAGCAATCACGCGCCCATTATATTCAAGCTCAGCTGCCCGCCCCATCTCAACAGAAGCCCAATTCTTGGCAATAGCTTCAGTCTGCTTATAAAGCCCCTTAATCCTCTGGAAACGCTCGATACGAACAGCCGCATCATCCGATGCAATGACAAGCGCATCATCAATTTCAGGGTGCAGCTCACGCACAGCCTCATAGATAGACATGTCGCCCTCCTCTTCGGAGAAGATCGGTTCAGTGCCGGCTTCTAGTGATGCCGCAAATTCTGAGCATTCTAGGCGCATATGCTCAACATACTGCTCGTCATACTCTATCGTGTATTCACGGAACTGCATTGCGACTAGTGCGGCAACAACACACTTTTTTACGCCCGTACAAAACATTTGTGCCTGCACCTGAGAATAATATCCCAGGGGTATACCATCAGCACCCGAACCAGATGCACCCCATTCTGCCCTATTCATGGCGGTCTTGCACTCTAGTAGCGCTACTACCTCGGGTGACTTCTTGCCAACCTCAGGAATCACTATTATGCGGTCTGGTGTCGCCGTAATTACTTCACGGCTCCATGCTAGACCATGCGGATTGAGCACAGTGTATTCCGGGTGCTGCTGTGCATACCATTTAGCGACAGCGTCTTCTAGGATATGCCCGCGCTGCGCGACCTCTCGTGTAGGCGAATTACCTTCAATATTGCCTTTCATTGCGTGCCATAGGGCATACCTAGAGGTGTATGGTGACACTTTCAGGATCGCCGCAACCTTTGATGCTGTAATTTTCTTCATCCACTCAGGGCTACCCGGTTTGAGTGGCTGTTTTATTGCTTTCTTGCGTAGTTGATACCATTTCATTTCCATTTTCCTTTTATTGAAGGTGCCGCAGGCACCCTAGGCCTGCGGTACTTTGTATTACTGTTTAGATTTCGTTGTCGGCTACGATGCTCCAGAATTCGCTTTCGTCTACCTTGAGTGCGTATCCGTTTTCGTAGTCGCCAATCGCTAAATCTGCAATGGCTTAAATATTGTAATCATTGGCGTTTGCGTCGCCTGCGTTGATTACCTCAATGATTTCACGTTCGATTGCCTCGGTGCGGGTGGTGTAGGTTGCCTTTTCCATTTTTCTTTCCTTTCGTTGTGTAGCCTTCCTGGCTACATTTATAGTATAGCACCCCCCCATCAGCTAGGTAAAGCCAGAAGGGGGTGATATGTGTCACATTTAATTATGAAGTAGTTCTATATGTAGCATGCCAACGCTTAGAGCGAGAGCCTTCCCGTCATTGTAGGATAACGAAGGCAGCTCATGGATAAAATCAGTAGGCTTGTGCCCGTCAATTTCGGGTGGCTAGACAATTGGTCGCCTCCCAGCTGCTAGTAGTCTTTCGTGTCTCGCGATGCGCTCACGCCGCGCTCGCACCCATGCTTCGTAGTACTGTTTAGTCAGCTCGGCGTTGCGATACTCATTAGGGTCTGCTACTCGCTCTTCCTTTTGCTTGCGTTTCTCCTGCCTCTTGCGGCAAGTCGAGCAGTCTGGATTTATTTCCTTCATGTCAATTCCGCACCCTTTACATTTAGGTGGTTCTGGTGCTTTATATCGTATATCGCCTACGACCTTCCACTTGCGGTGCCGATTATTGCACTGCGTACACCCCTTTGTTCTTTCCTCACGCGGGCACCCGCATGTTCCGCAGTGGGTTGTGTATTCTTTTCCTACCATTTTAGATTACCGCCGTTGCTACTAGTTTGAATTGGTGAAATTTTCTGATATGCAAGTTGGAGGCTCGCATGATTTCCGGGTGTGTCTTAAGGGGTTTCATGGTTCCGCACACACTGCAATCTGCATACCATTTACCGTCATGCTTCCTAGACTTTACCTTGGCTTCGTGGGTTATGCCGATCATGAAAACATTGAAGACTAGACAGAAGTCTTGTATAGCCTGTGCTGTGCTTGCGTCTCGCAGTTTTCCAGTTGCGCCTAGTAAATCTTCTGTTGTGATCGCTGTGAGCTTGCGTGTGCGCTCATTTGCTGCGAGCTTCTTGGGTAGCGAAAATTTCTTGCGTGTCGCACCAGGCTTGAGTGCCTTTAGCGTGCGCGAGTGTCCTTGCTCATTGAAGAACATTTCGTCAATGTCTTTTGCTACCAGGTAGCTTTTCCCGTCTAAGGCTGTGATTACTCGCAGGGTTTTTCCTGTGAACCTGTTTTGGAGTAGGTATCCTACTGTCATTTTCTCTTTCCTTTCCTTGCACTTCTAGTGTATCACCATCTACTAACTAAACCAAGCTGAAAGAGGGTGAAATAAATCACTAAAACACCCTATTGTTATCCCATTCATGCACATCTTGCGGATCAAAAAGCCGGTCATTGCCAGAAGTCCTAAACGGCTTCAACTTACCAGATGCGCAAGCCTTACGCACACCGTTCGGAGTCATTTCCCCAATCTCTGCGACCTCTCGGACAGTCAATAGAGTGCTAATAATATTCTCCGGGTTATCTGGCGAAATCATTTCACGGATGCGGTCAACTTCGTCATGCAGGTCTTCGAGATGCCCAATATTCTTATCTGTGAGTTCATCAGCAAGCATCTGAATATTCTTGAGTGCGATCCGCATATCCTGTAAATCTGACATTATTTTTTCCTTTCGTATGGGCTGAAAAATATTTCTAGCCTCGGGTTTTCCTTGTCTACCCCTCCGTGATGGAGGTGTGCACCATCCAGGTACTCGAATGAGTCATCTGGCAGAATCCCAGCATCCACCATTCCGTCTATGATGGCTTTAGCTGTGGGGTAGTAATTGCCAGGGTCGTAGCGCCCGGCGCGCGGGCGGTAAATATACACATCACATGTGACCGGCGGCTCCAATGGGGGTGAGTCTTTCACTGACTCATACCCTGCCTGCCGCCAGTATTTGGATGATTTCTGTCTAGTGCGCCAATGCTCAGACATTAGCTTATTTATCGACAGCAGCGGGTGGCTATCCGGTATAGCAATGACTACTTTCATTAGGCGGCTTTGCGTGTGCCTACCTCGTAATCCTCGACTGTACAAAATTCCTCGCCAACGTAAGCTCGATACACAGCCACCTCGGTTAGCGCTAGTTCATTCCCGTCTGGTACAAGCTCAGCTAATTCTTTGGCTAGGTACTTCTCTAGGGACTTGATAATTTCTTGGTGTCCCTCGATGATCTGCTGCCAGTATTTGGATGAATCGAATGCGGTGCCGTCTTTGACCTGCACTCGCGCAAGCCCATTCTTTATGAATCTCTCGGTGGCTTCTACTACCTTTTTACCGCTCTCGGTATCTTTTACAAATGGCATGTCTTCCAGTAGTTCTACCCATGCGGCTTTTTTGTCCTGTCGGTAGGTTAGGCTGATTGCGCCTTCGTGTGTTTCGCTCATTTTCTTCTTTCCTTTCTTTCGACACCTCAAGTATATCATGCAATACCAGCAATACAAAGCTGATTTCGCATGAGGTGTATCACATATTCTCTAACGCTCGCATCTGCCTATCACGCTCACGCTCCACCGCGCCGCGCCGCATAGAACCAGAGTCACCCACACCAAAGCTACGCACAAGCGCCCGCACCTCAGGAGGTGGAGGAACAGCCTTAGTCTCACGCGGCATGCGTGGCGCATTAATCACACGCAAATCAACCTCACTACGCACAAACTCAGGCATGGCAGAGTATGCCCGCTTCCATGACTCATACACGCGTATAGCAGTCTCGTAATCCTGCATGTCTTCAATCTCCAGAGAATCGTACTTCGCGGCGAGTCGAGAGCATTTACTGATCGCTGTATCAATCTCGGATTTAATTTCCTGCCAAGTCTCCAAAATGTCCCCCGGTTGAAGTATAGATATGCGCCGTGTTGAATAAAGTCGCTTCTGCACCTCACGAGCGTACTTGTCTGGAACCTCTGCGCAAATCTCTGCCCACACCGTAAGAATTTCATCAGGCAGTGGCTTTAGGCGCTGGTCTAGTCCGGTGGCGATCGTGTAGAGCGCTCGCATTGTATTTAGCTCCATTGAGTGATTTCCTTTCGATTTTCTTCAAAGCGCTGTGCGTCGATTTGCGGGGCGTTTTTAAGTGCGGACAGGTCGTAACCCATTTGAGCCGCTTTCTGCTCCCATTCGGTCATCTGTGGCTTATGAGAGGGGAATACGGCTTCTAGGTCGTCCTCCCATCCGCGACGGTTGAGCCAGGCGGACGGGTAAGGAACATATTTCAGATCTGTTCCACTTTGGGCGAATGTGGCGGCGTATGCCCGCATGCCCTCGATAGCCTCGGATGACTCGCCTCTACGCTCTACAGCCCTCCAGGCGCGTTCTGCCGCCTTTTTTCCCACCCGCCTGGGAACTAGTGCCCAAAACACCTCAAAGTCGCTTAGAGGGGCGTTCTGTGGCTTCCGAGGGGTATTAGCGTTGGATACCTGGACTACCTCGTTAGCTTTTCGCCAATGCTGCTGAGTGTCAGGTTTGATTTCCAAAATCGAATCAGTTCCGAGTTCATCACAATCAGTGAGCGCGTCAGCGCGTAACTGCTCTGTGACCTGAGCCACCTCAGCGTTACGGGGGACTATAGGGGGTAAATTAGTATTATTAATAACTTTAGTATTATAAGGAGTAAGCGGAAAAACCTGCGTAGGCTCAGCCTGCGTAGGGAAATCCGTCATAGGTGCCAGATGCATCACATAACAGCTACCCCCAAGGGTTCCATTTGAATTGCGTTCACGTGTCCGTTTGAGATACCCGATTGACTCAAGTTCGCGAATAAGCGTTCGTAATGCATCACGCCCAGAAGGTGCAGAGTCGAGTAATGCTGATTCTGAAATTTTCACACCCTGGCGCATCCCGAGAATTCGCAACGCTAGTCCGCGTGCACCCCAGGATAGGCGGTTATCTTCTACGATTTGGTTTGGAACCATGGTGAATGAGTGTTGGTAGTCGAAATGGTGTATAATATCCACCGGGACATCCTTTCTGTTTCATTTTCCTTTCCGGAATTGCCCTCAAAGCCTTTTGCTTTGGGGGCTTTTTCGTTATCCACTATAGCACCTTAGGGTAGGAAGGTACACCATATATGTATGTGATGATAAACACTACGAATCAGCTTGCGTACAGACCCATGTAATGCCATGATTAAATACATGAAATACATTCTGATTCACGCCGACACATTCGAGCACCTGGCGCAAAAGCTCACCAAAGTATTCCGACAGCACGGCAAATACTGCTCATACGTAACAGCCAAAAAAGTTGCCGAAAAGTACACCACACTTGCAGGCAACGGCATCCATGCGAAACAGCGAGGGTACGCACGGGCAATGAAATTCATCCTGCACACCTCACTCGACAACTTAGTTGCCGACCTGCGATACGAAATCGCGCAACAGAAAGTAGTGAAATTCGATGCGTAAAATCAGCCTACAACCCACGAAAAATGAAGATGGCGCTGTCGAAGTAAAGCCACTAGACACAACGCACCTGACTTTCGAGGAGCATACGCGCTTAGAGAACGCTTTGAAGGATCTAACCTTCCTAAAGTCTTACTCTAGCCGTCTAACCATTCGTTTAGCCTCCTGGGATGCTGTAGAAGCTGCATTCGATAGCAAGATAGTGCGAGTCGTTCCAGATGAAACCAAAAAACCGGATAAATATGCAGAAATCCTATTCTCGGTAGGTGAAGAAAATGAGTAGCAAGACGATTCTGCACCATGTAGTCACTGTGCGCATTATCGAAGATACGGCAGCACTAGATACGTCTCGGCTCTCGCAAGCGGCTTTCAAGAATGCTTACGCACAGTACGCAGCGATAGCTAAAGAGCTGGACGGATACGACATGCCACTCACGGATAAGCTTGTGTGGCGCACACAGCGCGTAGAAGACCTGGTAGACAAGGCGCTAAAGCGATACGGAATGCGTGTAGTGCGTAGCAAGACTGCAATGGAATCACTGAATAGCAATAAGGGATATTTAGCCCTGCATATGACGCTGGAAGAAGCGCAAGGTGACTAGCAACCCGGAACCCCCATGTGTGATATTTCATTTCGATCACGACAATCTAGTGGTAGTCTATGAGCGAAAGCATGGAGAGCCTAAGCTGATATACACCTTCGATAGGCTTGCAAGTGGTGTGGTGGAGATATTCACTCGGCGTGGGCTGGTAGGCTCCAAGCCAATATCTGCCGCAACATTCGAGCTTCCACTAGAGAACGCGGCACATGCTATTGTCACAACGACTGACGCGAGTCAGTATGCTGACATATGGCATACACTGCCAGGCGGTAATGAGGCTACGCAAGGTCTCCCTGATAATGCAGATATACTAATCCGAGAGCGAATCCCGGAATACTATAAGTAAATATGACGAGTATCACCCCCTACTGGCTTGGTTTATCTGGTAGGGGGTGATACACTAGAAGTACAAGGAAAGGAAAAAAGAAATGAAAAAAGCAATCATCACCGCAACAATCATTACAGCAGTAATCATTGCGGCATCAGTAATCGTATGCACCCCAACCCTCTCCATAATGGAGTTCGACGCAGAACAAATGGCATACGGGCTATTCGCAATGGCTGCAGCTGCACTAGCCGCACGCGAATACGTCGCCTGGAACACCAGAAAGGAAAAGAAATAATGACAATGCCACAGCGCGAAGCGCATGCTACAGATACATGGTTAACGCCTCGAAAGATTCTTGACCAGCTAGGCGAATTTGACCTAGACCCAGCATCCCCAATTGAAAACAGGCACTGGACAGGCGCAAAGAAAACATACACAGAGCTGGAAGATGGTCTAGCGCAGCATTGGGAGGGGCGCGTATGGCTAAACCCGCCCTACGGGCGAGGAATAGATCGTTGGATGCAGAAAATGGCAGAGCACGCTAAAAGTGGTGGCTCGGGAATAGCGTTCATATTCGCGCGAACAGACACAAGCTACTGGCACGATCACATATTCCCAGTAGCAAAAGGAGCACTATTCCTAGCAGGCAGGACAAAATTCTTTGACTCAAACGGAGTAGAAGGAAAGCATGCCGCCCCAGCCCCATCAGTGCTTATCGCATACACTTACTCAGACCTAGACATACTAGAAAAATCAGGACTAAACGGAAAGGTAGTTAGATTCTAATGAAAATCAGCGAATACTGCTACAACCTGCTAGTAGGCATGTGCATGCTACTATTCATCGGCTTCACAATCGCCGCAATATTTGGGAACTACTTCGCAGCATTACCAGCGATCTTATTCGCAGTGATCCTAAAACTCACACTCTAGAAAGGTACACTCATGAAAATTACCAAGAACATTGCAACATTCGGTTGGGTAATGCTCGGGTTATCAGCATTCCTGCTATGCGTAAACATCGTATCCGCAATGATCGGAGAAACACTATACGCAGACATGCCATACGTTGCAGGATGCGCGATCATCGGAGCAGCGCTACTTGCACCGCACGCACTAGCTGTGTATATGCAATATAAATCACACCAGATTGAGTATCAAGACGTAAAATTAGCTGATATACTGGATTAGTAACAAGTAAACAAAACTATCTATAATGGATTCAGGTATTGTTTTCTGGTTTCCGGACGAAACAAATTATCCCCCGCACCTAATTCATGTGGCAGGTGCGGGGGATAATTCTATACCTAGTGGGCTACAGAATCACTCGGGAACTGATCCGGGTTTTCATCAACCCAACCAACACGCGGGTCATAAATCTGCCCCGGCGCTCCGCCCTCAGGTGCGCCTTCCTCACCGTAACGGTACTGGCGACCACCGAGAGCTTCCTTCTCCCACTGTTCGCGCATAGAATCAGCAGGGTTCGGCTTCACCTCAGACACATGTTCAGGTGCAGGATCGCCTACAACGCCGCGAGAGATAGCTTCCAGTGCCTCGTAGAAATCAACAGCCCCTACCGCCTTGGAAACAGCTTCACTAACATGCGAATCGACAGCATCGGACACGATACCCTCAGTATGGGCTTTTTCACCAACCGCATTGCGTCCAAAGAAGTAAGCGGTAGCACCAAGAATAAGGGTAGAGATAGCCGCCTGGACTTCACCGGGCAGTTCGACACCAAAACGACCAGCAATGAAGACGAGAATAGTCATCACAGCGCCAACCATAGCAACACCCATAGTCGCGGTCTTGGTCACGTTTCCTGCGTAACGCTCATTGTTCATAATATTTTTTTCCTTATCTCAGTATTAGTTAGGGAAGTTACGGTACATTGCCTGAGCGTCCTGATCGAACTCAGTCTTGCGCGCATCGCCCTGAGCCTCATCAGAATAACCCAAAAGTTTACGCAGACCTACAGCCAACGAACCGTCTTTCATGCGGTGCGGGATGCCTACACGGAACTGGTTAAACAGAACCTTAACCATGCGCACGCCCGCCCAAGTGTTCTGGTCTATCTCTCGCACAGCTTCGGCTAGGGTGCGTCCACCGAACTCAGGTCGCTTAGTGTTAAAAACAACTTCTTCAAGTTCTTGCTTGGTTGCCATATCAAACCAATCTTTCTGAGAGCTTGCGCCCCCGTTGTAGTATTCCATTGCGCGGCGTGTCATCTCGCCTTTGCTCCATGCGCCAGAGCATTCAGTCGAGAACCAATCCCTGTGCTCAGTCAGCGGGATAATACGCCCCTGCTCACGCCAAATATCAGCGATACGCTCAGCAACAGTATTCATGTCACCCTCGCTCATACGCGGGTTACACTCAAGCGTAATACTCTGAGCATTACCCTTAGCGTTACCGTTAGCCCATGCAGCCGCAGAATGATCCACAATACAGCCAACTATGCCGTCAGAGATAACCTCATGGGCACTCGTACCAACAGTAGGTGAGTCACAGAAGAAAGCCATAACCTGCTCCCAGGTCTGACCCCATTCAGGTTTACCCCACCAATGCAAGGTAATATTCGTGATAACACGCTCATACCCAAAAGTAGAATGAACCAAGTAACCAGGCGTGAAATTCTTAGCATCACGGTCAGTCACAAATTTGTATGCCACTACTAACCTCCTCTCTTAGCGGCACGCACAACAGGCAAAACACCAGTATGCGCCAACAATATGTTATCAACTCGCTCACGCTCATGCCGCATCTCAGTACGTACGCCCTCAAGATGTGTGCGAAGCTGCGCATGCTCCTCCAAACCATCAGAGATAGCCTTGCTCAATTCGCGTTGCTTCTCGCCCTGCCGTGACTGCTCAGCAATGATAAGATCTAAACGGTCTCGCATATCATCGAGGTCATCACGCAAATTAGTGCCGTGATCGTTTTTTACCTGATGCTTCGCTATCTCTACATCTTTGCTGACGACGTGCACTTTTTCGCCAACAGTGCTAACCTGTTCAGACAATGTAGACAGCTTATTGCTAACAGCCTTATAGATGTATACGCCTGTCGTGCCTGAGACAACTATCGCGGCAGACATAATAACGAGCGCATCCACCATAGGATGCCCGGTTTTAGGTAATTCAATGTTCACCCATATTCCCCCTTTTTTTTGTCGCCTGAATTATACCGCTAAAACATGGGAATACTTGAATAAAAAACTGCACCCGCACTAAACATATAGTGCAGGTGCAGCATACACTCAAGGATAGCTATGACGCATCATAAAACACGCCTGTAATCTCACCCCAAGTACCACCGTGCAGCTCAATACCAGAGCTAGACCGCAAATCGGAATAAGGGAACCACTGTAGACGCTCATGCGAACCATCAGCACGGATAACAGAGTAAACCATGACATTGCCCTCGCGTTTCAGCTCTATGCCCTTATCACCAGGTTTCACGTCTCGATTCTCATAACCGCGAGTATCAGTATTAGTCCAACGAGGATTGTAAGCAAACGTAGCGTTTATATACTCGCGCCCGCTACCATCAGCCTTAGGCGCAGTAGAAACAGCCCGCTTCTCAATCGAGATAGCCGACCGCTCCCACGTGTCACCGCCACCATTAGTAGAAGCCTCAATCTTCGCCCCTTCACCAGTCCACGAAATGACAGCATACGAACCATCATTCACAAACATACCAGAAGGTGATACGAGGGACTGCATCTGGATAGGCGCATTATTGGGCGCTTCCAAAGGTTCACCTGTCTTGCTCGACACAGGACGCTCGTAAGACCTTGCCTTACCATCCGGCGTTTTCAAGCCAGGTGCCCAGAAATACTCACGCAGCACACCAGTTTTATAGTCGCCGTCTTTCCAGCCGCCATGAGCCCAAGTGAATACCCACTGGATAGGCTTCTCACCAGGCTTAGGTGCCTCAGCAACCTGATAGCTCAACTGAGACCACTCAGAATGCTTATCGCCCTTCACGGCGCGAACCTGGATAATACCAGACTGCCCAGACTGAACCGTGAACACATGCCCAGGCTGAGCAGGCGCAGGTGAAGACCCATCAATCGCGATCTGGTAGCCAGTAGCACCAGCCACAGTATCCCAAGTAACCGTCAAACTTGTGCCACTAGCCTCAACACGCAGATTAGCAGTCGGAGGAACATTATCAGCATTCGCTATATGTTCACCGTTACCGCCCGCCTGCTCTATTCAACCTGCAGCACCAGGTACGATGCCGTAAATATGTGTACCTGCACGCACAAGAATAACCAGGCCACTAGCAGGCGCAGCACCATTCTTAGTCTGCCACGTCACACCCTCAGGGTGAGTAACATTACTCAGAAGGAAGAACCAAGCAATATCCGTACCCTCAGGCATAGAATACGCACGATTATTCACAACCTGCACAGTCTCCAACTGAGAAACACGCTTCTCAAACGGCAACACATTATTGATCCATGCCTTCGCGCGATCAGCCACCCACTCAGCAGGCGCCTTGTCGTAAGGGTTCTGGTCTGGTTCGTCCTCGCTACCATTACCAACAGCAAAAGTACGATCCGTAGCATACAGGTGCCCAATACCCGCCTTATCAGCCTTAGCGAACACAGCATCAACATTATCCTTAGTGATGCCATGCACCACATGCCAGAAACGCCAAGACGGCATACCATCGTAGTGGCGCGGGTGAATATCAGTTACCTTAGCATCAATATACTTCTGCGCGTTAGATTCATAGGTTAACGCAATATCGCACGCATCCATCATTTCAGGGCGCGTATTCGACCCAGGGTTGATAATCACTAGGGTGTCCTGCCCAGCAATTTCCTTAATCTTCCCGTACAGGCGCTTGTAGTACGGCATGATAGCTTTCTGCTCTTCATCCCAGCCGTTCACAACCTCGTCAAGGAAGATAGCGAACTTACGCAGGCCGCCACCATTCTTATACCAGGCAACAAGGTTGCGCACCTGAGCAATAATAGCTTCTTCGGTGTCCTCACGCACAGCCTCTGCAGAAACATTCAAGTTCTTACGGATACGCTCAAAATACGCAGGCGTAGCAAACTCAGAGTTAGCGCCGTACCGAGTCTGCAAGTAGAACGCCACAAACTTAGCGCCAGCCGCCTCAGCAAGCTTACCCTGAGTCAAGAAGTCATTATCAACCTTGTCACCCCAGTTGCCAGAAGACTTATTCAGAATCACAATACCCAGCGTGTCACCAAATAACAGCGTCTTTTCCCACTGTGATACCTTACCGGGTTGGTCGCGGTTATAGTAATCAGGCCAGTAATAGGTAACCATTGAAATATTGCGTTGTCCGAACCCGTGATTACGCTCACCAATATTCATATCGGCGATAGCCCGAGACACAACCGGGGCAACATTCTTCTCAGACTCACGCAAAATATCAGTCTTAGCGGCATCAATCTTACCGTCAATAGTCTGGTCTACAGAGTCCAGCGCCTCAGACACGATGTTAGTTCGCGCATTCTCGATACCTTCACTGATTTTCGTGTCAATAGTGCTACCGACAGACTCGGTTGCAGCCTTTACAATGTCGCCCTTAGCCTGCGTGATACCCTCGCTAATCTTCGCAGGCAGTGCGCTAGTCACAGACTCAGTAGCCGCCTGCACAATACCAGGTTTAGCGGCATCAATCTTGGAATCAATCGCAGAACCAGCGGTACGGAGAATATCACCCTTCAACACCTGCGACTTAGACTCAAAAGCCGAATCAATCTTAGGGGTAACAACAGACTCTATCTTCCCGTCGATAGACGAATTGACAGACTGCACCACCTCATCCTTTATCGATGCTGATTTTTCTGTAATTACAGAAGACACCTTCGCCTCAATCGTAGGAGTCACACGCTCATCAATCTGACGCGTAATCTCACTACCAGCAGCAGCCTGCACAGCAGTAGGCAGCTTCTCATTCAGCTGAGACTCAACCACAGTAGCCGCCTGAGTCTGAATCATCCCAGGAACAGTAGCCTGGATACGCTCGTCAGCAACAGCACCAGCATGCTCACGCACACCAGACTCAACAGCAGCCGGAATAGTAGTAGACACAACCGGGGCAATAGCCTCAGACACAGCAGACTGCACACTATCCTTCGCCGCCTGCACAGCCTCAGACTTCACCCCTGCAACCTTATCGGTTGCGGCTTGCTCTGCCGCCTGCACAGCAGCAGACCGAATCTCAGTCTTCGCCTCGGTCACCTTCTCGGTAGCCACCTGCTCAGCAGCCGCACGAGCAGACGCAAGCGGGAGACCCGTAAGCGCCCCGCTCTCGTCCGCAATCACAATGCGGTTCAAACCGCTAATAGCCATAATTAGACCTCCTCAATCCGGGCAGTACCATCACCATTGTCTACCACACGGTAGTCACGCGGCGACCCACCGCCACCAGTCTCAACATTACGCACATTACCCCTACGGTAAGGTGCCGCAAAAATCTCTGCAATATCCAGAGAATCACCCGCCTGCACAGTAAACACAACCGG